AGGTTGAGCGCTAGCCACCGATCATCGGGCACATCGCGAATCTTTCCATCTGAAACGCATTGACGTGCCAGCGATAATATCCGCCATATGGCACCAACGGGGCCAACCAAGTGGCGAACGACAGCGACGGAGATATCCGCGAGTCCCCAATATATGGAAGGGCCGTATTTTTGCCCGTCGACGCACATGGGTCCTAGAATGGTTTCAAGTTCGGGCGAACATCGCTGTGCTCGGGAAGCTGATTGTACGCGGCAGAGCGTGCCAGCAAGAAACCAAATCATTGTCGCAAGGATCATACCCGCCCGAGACTTCTGGTGGATTTTCTGGCCTCTCCGCTCGAACAAGCGCCAGCTTGAAAGTCCTGTTATAGTAGGTAGGGACCGTGAGGAAAGAACAGTGCAACTTTTGGGCTGGAATTGATCATCATCACCTGTATATCAAAATCGTGACGCAAAGGCCGAGCAGAAGGTAGCCCTGCCCACTGTAACACGAATGTCGTCATCGCGACCTCATAGGCAACGTCCGCATCGTGTGCAGTCAGCAGCCGTTGCATTTTAGTCGAAATCGGGGCGTCCCGCGCCCATAGATACACCGAACGGTTGATCCGGAGATTGCGGTAGTTGTCGAGCGCATAGGCCGGCGCGCGATCGGCCGACCGCGCATTTCGTTAATCGAAATACGCAAACCGCGCCCCTCGCGATGGTGCGGACGGATCGCAGCCGTTATCTTGTACCAGTGGCGGTTCGGCCTTTCCTGCTGCAATCGAGTGCATCGCGCATACGAGGAGAATGTCGGCTGGCGTCGGGATCAGCGGAGTAAGTGGAGGATTTTGATATCTGGATCGATACACCGATCGGCATATTTCGCCAGCCGTGTAACGCGCCGCATGTCCGAAGCAATCCAATTGCCTTTTTGTAGCGCTCTTATTGCCTCTCGATCCCGTCACGCGATGCGACGTCGCGATAATAACCCCTGCTTGCGTTTGATATCTTCGACAGCGCAAGAATTGCTTCCATGCTTAGCGCAATCAGAGTATCAGTCTGACGCTAGATCGCTTCCGGCTTCGACACCATAGGCGTACCTCTCGGAGATGTCGGTATTCCACACTCGCGATGTCGCCTTGGCGAACATTCCAAGTCCAAATAGATCCGCTTGCCTCGAATGCAGCGCTGCAGGAATGTCCCCAACGCAGCGCAGAGAACGGCGTATCCCATCCCTCGTACACCAAAACCCTTTATAGGCTTGCGTCGCAATACCAAAAGCTCTCTGTGGGGTCACGCGACAACCTCAGCCATGTGATGCGAGCGGACTCGCTGGCATGACGCGCAAGCGATAGGGCACGAAGAGCCTGGAATTCAAGCCTCGTCGATGGCCGCATCAGCCGATGAAGAGCGGATCATGCAGAGGCTAGGCTGCAGTTGCGCCAGACAGCGTCGAGCTTTGTCTTGAGATTGCGACGTGCGCTTGCCAGATCAGCCGAGTTCGTCGTTGTTTGAAAGCCGGGCAATATTCTCGCGCGTCCTTTAACTCGGCGACCACCCTCTCCTAGCGGACGTACTTACCCCGGATTTTCATTTCGGGCGTGACGGGCGAGGGGGAGTTTACTGCCCATCAGCATTGACCTCCTGCACTAGTCACTGGAATGACGCTTCCTTCACAAATCTGACCGAGTACTAGCAGGTGATCACGGTGACGCCGAAGGACTGCGCATAGAACGGTTGCTGAGCGCCTATCGATGCGTGCGCGGCGCGCCAGCGCGGCAGATTGGCATTCGGGTGCAGGTCGACAGCGGCGGAGTTGTGCCTGCGGATAGCCAGTGCATCCACTCGAGATCGACGCGTCATAGTCGAAAACCGACTTCACACAAGGAGTCTTGCAAGTTCAGACTGTAACTGCAATCCGCGAGATTGATCCCCTGAAAACCGCCGTTTTTGCATCCGCCAAACGATGCATCGATCGTGCCCGGGTGTATCAACCAGCAAGAGATCATAATAGCTACGCGTGACATCACCCGTGACTTTGCGGATCTGTCCCTTGAAACTGGTACCGCACGCCCTCGATCCTGCTAAATTGTATCAAGCGCCGACAACGCATCCCACCCTTGCCGCATGGCGCCACCAGCGCCGACGCAGCCATAGAACACGACGGCCACACGTACACACCAACTGCCAGGCTTTCCATTGTTGCAACTGGATTGTCGCGCCATGGCGCGGCAGTAGGGTCGAACGTGGCAGCCCTTGGCGCTCGCTATGGCCGGAAGGCCGATGATGGCGCAGGCTTGTCCGCGCCAGTCGGGAAAACTCAGTCTCAGTTTTGCCAGTGCTGCCTAATAAGCGGAATACCCGGGCTGCTTGGGGGCCAGTCGCTCGCCATATCCTTGCGCTCCGTCCTTGCCGTCCGTTCATCCCGACCTCAGATCCGCGATGCCAAAGTCCTCAATCATCGCCACGACGACCAGTGCGTTCTTTGTGGCATTTCTACCTTTGCGCGCGATCCAAGTCGATCCGCCAGGTGCGCTTGAGATCGAGCCTTAAGCAAAATAACTCCTTATTCCACTCTTTGAAAGCAGCCGTGCGGCGTGCAAGTCACGATCGGTACTAGTCAGAGGACGACCATATTTGGCGTGATCGACGCCCTGTGCATCTGAAAACCGAAGTTGAGAAACCTAGCGAACATCGCGTTATTCCGTACTCGCGATGAGGAGAAGCTCGTGCGAGCGTAGAGACACCGCTCAACATTGACTCTAGTGCGGTCCTAGTTATCACCAGCATAAGCGCTCGCGTCCTTGAGCCGAGTCCTTGCAGTTACCGCCACCTGTCCTTGCGATCACACATCGCGGCCCGATGTATGAAAGCCGCCGCCGTCCGTCAGATTGTCACGTACCAGTTGACCCTTCGCATTTGATTGAACACGCAGCCAGCGACAGCCAAATGCGCCGTCGCAGTACCCGCTCGCCTTGAGCGCCAACCGTTAAATTGCGCCGTCCTGCCAGGCCAACCCCGGCTCGAGCCGAGCGCATCACACCTGCGGCCCCGCATCGCCCCGCTCGCCGACGCCTCCGCTGACACCACAGTCTACGCCCTGCTGCTCACCCGGCCTGACGTCCGTGAGTGAGTGACCCGCGCTTTCACCCGACGCTCCCCTGCTGGCCCCGCCTCAACGGCGCCGTTCCCGTGCCGCCGGCTCGCCCGAACGCCTGCGCGACGCCCGACGCGGCCCTTGCACAAACAGGGCTCGGACCTTCCTAGCGAGACGCGGCAGATATGCTCTGCGCTCTTGCCCTTCAGCGTCGGTGATGACTTGCTGCATCGTCGATCGCCTTGGCGACACATTCGGCTATGAGATCCCGCTCGACGGGGCGCGAACCCTGCCCCGCACCTGCGCGATAAGGTCTGGTTCATATCCGTTGCTTTTCTTGAGATAAATTTTGCGTAATCACCCCTCCCAGATTTGCCGATCACCCCGTGCTCGCCTGCCAAGATCATCAGCATATTCGACCACCCCCACTCCCCAACAAGGGTCCCCCCCTCCTTCGCATAACAATCTTTGTCGTAGACACAGCGGCGGACCGGGGGCTGCGCTGATTGGGGCGGGGGAGGCTATCGCTGGTCTGAACAGGGATCCAGCTTTCTCGCATAACGCGCTTTGGCTAAGGCATCAAGGGAATAGGTTTTGCACTCACAATTTCAAACACAGGCGAGCTGTCGCAGAGTCCACCCTATAACTGGCCCGAAGATCTTTCACAGACGCGCTGCGCGGTAAGCTTCGCTAGATTGGAGATTCTGATTAGCGAGGCCTTGTCTGCTATTACAGCTGTTCCGAGATTCTGGCGAGCGTAACTTCTAGGTGATCTTCACATTACCGTCAGCAAATCAGTCGAGACAACATTCAAACCATGTGCCGGTAAGAGTGGCCCGCGACGAGTCGACGAGCCCCAAGCCATCGTCGAGACAAAAAGCCTCTGATGCGCTTTACAAAATGCTTCTAGCTAGTCGATGTTTGAGTTCATGAATATTGCCTGATTCAACGACATCGAATGTATGAATTGTAGCTTCGGGGATCTGCGCCAACTCTTGCACCCTTGTGCGGGCGGCAGCCGAACAGACGAACACTCTACCATCTGGCTGTCACCACACCAGCTTGTTCGATCAAAATTGCGCAGTCAACAAAATCCTTTGTCATCGTTTCGACAAATTTCAACTCCGCTTCCGACAACAGCAACTTGCCGGATTTGCGGCCCGCATGAATTCCGACATTTCGAAGTGAAGCTTTGATCCGTTTTGTATACGTCTTCTCTTTGCTGATGAATCACCTGTTGGGCGCGCTCATCATGCCGCTCGTGATCCGCGCGCGCCTGTTTCTGCGAAAGAATTGCGTCGAATGTGCTCTGAATCTGTTGATGCCATGCACCGACGCCAGCGCGTCCGTGCCTATCGTCGATAGACATCGACAACGGATGGAATTTTCAGCGTCATCATCTGTCCGTGGAAGCTCTCTGACGCTGGGCACGGTGACCCTTTTTCGAGATCCGTCGTGCCGTCTCAGGGTTGTCCCCCTTGACAATACTCTCGTAAATAGACGCACCACGGGCGCGACCAGCAACACCGCACACGCGTCCGGATCGAGCACGTAACATGCCAAACTACATACACCCGCGACTATCGCGCCTCTTTTCAGAATGTAGGTGTTGCCCCAGACATCAGTTTCGAAGAACATCCCATGCCTCGAAAAAACTGAATGCGCGTACTGATTATGATTAGGCTTGCGGACATCACCGGCTAAATGCTGGCCGCGGCGACTTCCGTCCTATAGTCCCTCTGCCATCTAGCTCGACCAATCGCTGGCGGCTTTTTGCAACATCGGAAGCAAATGCGATCGTCGCACGCAAGACAGCAATGAAAGCGACTAGCGAAATGTTTTCCGGGCGGGCTCGATGTTGCGTGCCAACCTCCCAGCGTGTATGGCTCATGGACAACAGGGAACTCACCAATTGCCGCTATCCACCGGCGTGAGCGTGCGGCAGGGAACGTGAAATCCTTGCGCGTCCGAATGAATCGCCCGTAGCGCGCGCGCAGCAATAAAAAAACGCATCACATCATTACTCTGCGCGCATGTCCAAATAGGGCTGTGATAAAGCGGGGATCATCCTTTGCTTGACGACCGCGCTCCATAACGCATCGGTGCATGCCGAATGACGCCAACCCATTCCCGAGCTTGCCAAGACGATTGCGCTTCTCTTGTCGGTGCATTATCGAACTCTCACACCGGCATGCATGCATCCGCCGATGAATTTGCTTTGGTACAGTATTACAAAAACAATGTCACGGCAATCACAAGTGACCCACCAAAAAATGGGAGAGTAAGTGTGAAGGATCCCAGTGAGAAGAGGAGATCGAAGTGAAACACTCATTCCCACCGACCCTCACAGCCAAGTTTGAGACTCGCTTCCAATCCAACGCTTACGTGCTAAGAGCAGTCGCACAGCGATGTTACTGCACCGCGCCTTCGAGCGCGTTTGGTCCAATTGATGAATTCTCTTCAGTCATTCTTGATCGCAATCATAATTAATTTTTGCCAGAGAGACTGTCAGTAACGGTCGATTGCCGGATCGAAGGGAGTCCGGTCTGTCGAGACCATCCACTCTTGCAACGAAATGCTCTACTCACGGCTGCATCGATCGTCACTTGAGTTCCGTTCTGTCTATCCCAACAGAATCGGTCTGTTGGCCTTCGCCAATACATCGGATAAAGCCCTCTGACCGATGCGAGCCAGTCCGTCGACGGGCATATTTTCAGCATGCGACAACAGTAATGCCAGCGAACGTGCCCGCCATTGCACGTTATGATGCCAGCAAACTCCGTGCTGACCGAGCGTGGGTTCTGTTCATCAGCCGCGTTCCGGCATTGAGCATGTGCTCCTTGCGTCATGATCCACACCGCACTTCGCGAGCGACATATCGCGTGAGGTAAAAGGTTTGCATCAGCCGACTAACGTCGGAACAGCAGCGCCGATGATGCCCGCGCGTTGTGCCTCTAGCTCTCGTGCGGAATCGGCCGTCACGCCATTTCCGTGATCGACGCGGGCGAGACAATGCGGTTTGCCGCATTTCGAGATGATCGACTGAACTGCTGCATGACCATGAACTTCGGATGATTGCAGCCGCCACACTTTCATCACGAACGTATCGTTCCGGCAGACGGGCGACTAAATCGTACAGAGCTTCCTCAGTTAGCGGAGATAATTCCGGCGGATCTTCGCGAAGTGCGTAGCGTGATTGCTTTGTCTTAACAGTGCGAGCGTGCGCGACTTAGTGCTGTCGGAGCCAGCCTCGCCGACCCAGTTGACGGTCGATGCAACCGGTCATTTTGTAATTTGAGTAGGAAGCGCGGGATCACTTCTGACCTTGAATGGCACGTTTACGCAGTCCGGTGATTGGCGTACCGAAAAGAGTCAACGGGCGAAGATAATTTCGGCGAACGCTCGTGAGGTTCAGATAATTGCACAAAAAAAAAAAAAAAACCAGCGCTGATCAGCCGCCCCAGTCGTACGAGAACTATCGGATGTCGTTCTCGACAGACAACCGTGCCGCCTTGCATGCGCCAACACTTCCGGGCGTTTCCGCCATCCATTGCCTCATTGGCCTTGGCGATCCTTCTCCGCCAAGACCATTTAGCCTTGCGCGCGCAGAGCATTGGCAAGCACCATCCGCACGAATGGCCGCCACCGCTCGACTAGTCGCGCGTTGACGAACCACGATGCCTAGATCGTCTCACGCCCCGCCGCTACGAGCTTGTCCGTCCGCCTCTGCCGAGTCCTGCGCCACTGGACAGAAACACACGCGTGAACATTACAATAACCGCTCTCCATGTCGCCTCAATCGCGACCGATGGGCTTGTCTGAGTTATGATCGACCTCGCCTTGTGTGAACCCGGTTCCATTTCTCATCCTGCTCGAGTCGTCGCGAGGCTTTCGCCCTTTTCAATCCGCAGCATCCATCAGCGCCGTCATCTGCGCCGTCAAAATCCCCTCGGCGTGCGCACGTCGCCGCAGCTTTAGCGCGCAACTATATATCTCGTCTTGCGTTGGGTCCTGTGTATGCACACTCGCTCCTTAATATTTACATGGGGTTTCGGTAGAAATCCCGGCCAGCGAGTCCAACGTCCCGCTTTAGCATGCCAGCTCCCAATTCCCTCTGTCGAGCGAACGGAGCCAACGAGTATATCGCGTTCTTGATTCAGCGTATGAAAATTTGTCTTACGAGTTAAGGAATGTAAGGTTACACGCTTATAGGTAATATTTCTCCTGCCAGTTCCCCTCCTCCTTTGCGATTCTGAAGACCGCCTTCCTTTTTCTCAATGATCTCGTTAACTATGTTGACGGGATGACAAACCGAATGCTCATTACCCGTATCTCAGTCCATGCTTGTGGCGCCGCCATGCTTTATCGGTACTCTGGTGAGTGATTTTTTATTAACCGCCGAGTCTCATCGACCTTTGGCGAACGTTGCAGATCGGAATGGTGTATGCCGTCCTTGGTTGGGAATGGCATCTTCGCGGCGCAGGTACACCCAAAACCAACACCGCGCTCGAGCGTCTGTGTGGTTATAGTCTTCCATATCATCAATAAGCAGCGGCAGCGGCAGCTGAACTTCGCGCCCTCCGACTCGACGATGTCGCCCATGCGATCGGTCGAAGGGTGTCGACGCAATGCCTGATGATGCGCCTCCTTACCCTCACCGATTTCGGATGTCGAGATATCGAAATTACGGCCGATCCATCACCGCTATCCTCCTTTGGATCCGGGGTACAGAATTGTGATAAGGTGGTTAGCTCGACGACTAAACTGGTAGCTCGGCTTCGCTACGGACTGCGGGGCGCGCGGTCGCGGACCCACAGCCATTGCCAGCAAGCGAGACAGCGCATCCGATGCGATTGTCGCGTCCGCGTTTTACTTGAACCAGAAGTTTCCGAACGGATCGTTTTATCGCTCGAGCGGCCGACAATCATCGCCGAGATCCAGGCCCCGAGTGGTGATTCTGAGACGCCTGATCCTTGAATCCGACTTTCGAGAAAACAAGGTTTCGAGCGTCACCTTCGATCCCGGGCGCAAGGTCCGATAGAGCCGTCTTGCTATTATGCGCTGCCTAGACCCTGCGGCATGCTCACGCATCTGAGAATCGTGGCAGCGATCTACCCCGAGCGCGTCACAAACTACAGTGCTCGAGAAATGCTTCTCTGTTGCATACCCATAGGTGTCCGTAAGCTCACGTCTTTCATCTTCACCGTGTAGAGCGAGCGAACGCTCCGAGCCACCGCGCCGCGACGCATAGCAAACCCGATGAACCCTAGCCGGGTAGATACGCATTCAGGTGACCGTGTGCCCGCGCCTTCGATTCTCCAGAACACGTATCATACCGGGGCCTTGTCCGAAGACGCTCCGCTCGCTATGCGAGGTCCGCCGCCTGGCTGGTCCACGCCTCGATCCACGCGTTCAAACATCGGGCGGATGTCTCGACGTATCGACACCCTTGTCTGTGTACACACGTAGTCCGATCGCCGTCATTAGTCCGGCGTCTGACCTGACAGTCGAGCCCGACATGGACCATACCTTCGCCCGAGTTGACAGTGCGAGATCAAAGTCGGATCCTGGACGCTCTTCGACGTCCCTCGCGGATGCTTCAAACCATGCGTCTTGCAGTTCGCGTCCACCTGCGGCAGAAGTGGACGCCGCAGAGATGTTTGGTTGATCTTGCCGGCAATTGCTTGGACCTCTCACAGACGCCAGCCAAATAAATCTTCCGTGATCAGAGACATTCAGCAGGCGGGTTGGCCATCGGCAGCATGTCTGGATCTTCCAGCGGTCGTCGTCGTCGTCGAGCGAAGCACACGAAGCTGACGTCTCGTCGTCCTCGATCACGCCGCCCGCGACCTTGACGGCGTGTTCGTGTTCCTCCCTAGGCACAGTAGAGCCGTGTGCCGGTCGCTGCCGCTGTCGTGAGCATGATCAGCACGTTGCCGGCCGAAACTTGAACCCCACGTTCCCACAACTCGACAGTGGGCCGTTTGCGATGCTCGTGAATCTCATCGACGAACAGCGCGCTACGACGGCCGCGGGCCGGAATGGTCTTCCTCCGACTGAAATCGCCGAAAAAGCTCCCGCTCTATGAGATACAGGAGCCAAATTCCAGCGACTCGTATTTAGACCGCCGGACGGCGTCTCCAGCCGCGAGCGCATGTAGCACTATAATTCAACGCACCGATTGTTGCCACATGTCGACGGCGCAAGTTCGCGCGAACAGGACCAGGGCTGTGAACTTGATCGACGCCGCCGCGTAGATTCGGCCCGCTGCTCGCCGTCTGCGACGATAAAGGCATACACAGTTACCGATGCATGCCGCTAAATGGTCCCTTCCCGTTGCCCTTGCCTTGCCTCGATATGGCGCGGCGGAACCGTCGCGCCCTCCGCCGCTTTCCTATCCCGAAACAGGCGATCCGATGACGAATGCTGCGACGGATGTCAGTCGAAACGGATTGCCTTCGATTTGAACCGCGCGGCAGACACAGCACACGCCCGGAAAAGAAACGCCAGCGACGCGCTAGACCTGCCGCCCATCCCACACCAAGATCGCGAGCCGGACCAGTCTCAGATCACAGCAGATGCCGCGCCGCGACGCCTGCCCGCACATGGGCGCGCGATGACCTCAGTGCCCGATCCGGACCGCTAACGCCCAACGCGTAATCCGCCCGGATCACCCGGTAAATGATCGTCAGGTGAAGAACCTCCCGCGACGCCGAGCGTTCTGTCTTTCTTCGGGCTTTTGGGCGTCGAGATGCGAGATCGAGAGCTAACTTCGCGGGTCATTCCCGAAAGAGCAATCCGTTTCGACTGCATCCGTCGCACAGCATTCGTCATCGGATCGCTGTTCGGGTGGAAGCGGCGGGACGGGCGACGCCGGTTCCGCCGCGCCTATATCGAGCAAGGCAAGGGCAACGGGAAGAGCCCTTTAGCGGCAGGCATCGGTATGTATTGCCTTGTCGCAGACGGCGAGCAGCGGGCCGAAGTCTACGCGGCGGCGTCGATCAAGTCACAGGCCATGGTCCTGTTCCGCGATGCCGTCGCCATGTGGCAACAATCCGGTGCGCTTGGCGCGCGGCTGACGCCGTCCGGCGGCAATCCGATCTGGAATTTGGCCGATCTCAAGAGCGGGAGCTTTTTCCGGCCGATTTCGTCGGAGGAAGACCATTCCGGCCCGCGGCCGTCGTGCGCGCTGTGCGATGAGATTCACGAGCATCGCAACGGCCACATGATCGAGATGTTGGAACGTGGGTTCAAGTTTCGGCGGCAACCGCTGCTGATCATGATCACGAACAGCGGCAGCGACCGGCACACGGTGTGCTGGGAGGAACACGAACACGCCGTCAAGGTCGCGGGCGGCGAGATCGAGGACGACGAGACGTTCAGCTTCGTGTGCTCGCTCGACGACGACGACGATCCGCTGGAAGACCCGACATGCTGGCCGAAGGCCAACCCGCTGCTGAATGTCACGATCACGGAAGAATATTTGGCTGGCGTCGTGAAGCAGGCCAAGCAATTGCCGGGCAAGCTCAACAACATCCTGCGGCTCCACTTCTGCCGGTGGACGGACTCGCAAGACGCATGGATGAGCCGCGAGACGCTCGAAAGCGTCCAGGCCGACTTTGATCCCGCACTGCACTCGGGCGAAGAGGTCCATGTCGGGCTCGACCTGTCGGCGACGCAGGACATGACGGCGATCGGCTACGTGGTACAGACGGGTGTCGACGTCGAGAACCGCCCGACGTTTGACGCGTGGATCGAGGCGTGGACGCCGGCGGCGACCGTCAGCGAGCGGGCGTTTCGGGACAAGGCCCCGTATGATCTCTGGATCGAGCGCGGGCACCTGAATGCGACACCCGGCAAGGTCATCGGGTTTGACTACGTCGCGGCGCGGCTGGCGGAAGCGTCGTCGCTCTACACGGTGAAAGCCGTGGCTTACGACACCTATGGGTTCAACAAGCATTTCGAGCCCGAGTTGGACGCGCTCGGGTTGACGCTGCCGATCGTTGAGCATCCGCAGGGCGGCAAGCGCAAAGGCAAGACCGGCCTATGGATGCCCGGATCGAAGGTGACGCTCGAAACCTTGATTCTCGAAAAGCGGATCAGGATCAGGCGCAACCCGGTGCTGATCTCGGCGATGATGTCGGCCGCGACCGAAAACGATCCGTTCGGAAACTTCTGGTTCAGTAAACGCCGGGCGACCAATCGCATCGATGCGCTGATCGCGCTGGCAATGGCTGTGGGGTCCGCGACCGCGCGCCCCGAGCCGGTAGCGAAGCCGAGCTACCAGTTTTTTGTCGTCGGCTAACCACTCTCTCACAATTCTGTCTGCATCAAAGGAGGTAGCGGTGATGGATCGCGCCTATTCGATTCTCGACATCAAATCGGTGAAGGAAGACGAGCGCATCATCAAAGGCATTGCGTCGACACCTTCGACCGATCGCATGGGCGACATCGTCGAGTCGGAGGGCGCGAAGTTCAAGCTGCCGCTGCCGCTGCTGTGGCAGCACAACAGCCGCGAGCCGGTTGGTTGGGTGACTGCCGCGAAGCCCACCAAGGACGGCATTCCGATCACAGCAACGTTCGCCAAGGTCGATGAGCCCGGCGAGTTAAAAAACAGTACCGATAAAGCATGGCAGGCGACCAAGCTTGGACTGACGACGGGACTGAGCATCGGTTTCACCGTCAACAGTTACGAGATCATGAAAGAAGGCGGTCTCAGAATCAAAGATTGGGACTGGCTGGAATTAAGCGTTGTAACAATTCCCGCGAATCAAGACGCGACTATTTCGATGGTCCGTTCGCTCGACGAGGAATTGCGGGCTGGCAAGCAGCGGGACGTTGGCGCTGCCGGGATTCCACCGAAACCCCCATTGAAAATTAAGGAGCGAGTGATGCCTAGGACCAATCAGGAAAAGTTGCGCGAAGCAGAGGCGCGGCGCGCGAGTTTGACGGCGCAGATGACGGCGCTGATGGATGCTGCGGATGAAAAGGGCGAAGCCCTCGACGCCGAGCAGGATGAGAAATGGACCGGGTTCAAAGGCGAGGTCGATCAACTCGACAAGCACATCGGTCGATTGCAGGACATGGAGCGGATTAATGTCACGCGTGCTGCTCCTGTCCGTGGCGCAGAACCGGCAGAGGCGGCGGAAAGCCGTAGCGGCGGGCGTGAGACGTCTGGCATCGTGGTTCGTCAGCGCGAAGTCGAGCGGTGGCGGCCATTCGTGCGGCTGGTGCTTGCCAATGCGCGCGCGCAAGGCAACTGGTTCATGGCGGGAGAGATCGCCAAGGCCAATGAGCAATGGATGGCGGAAACGCCGGAAGTTGCTGGCGCATGCAAGGCGGCGGTTGCTGTCGGCACGACATCGGACGCGACTTGGGCGGGACCGCTGGTGCAATATCAGAACCTCACCGAAGCGTTCGCCGAATATCTTCGCCCGTTGACTCTTATCGGTCGCATCCCCGGACTGCGTAACGTGCCATTCAAGGTCAGAGTGCCGCGCATGACCGGTGCATCGACCGTCAACTGGGTCGGCGAGGCGGCTCCGAAGCCACTAAGTGCGCTCGCGTTCGACAGCATCACGCTCGACTTCGCGAAGATCGCCGGGGATTATCCCGCTAACTGAGGAGCTTGTACGATTTAGCTCGCCGTCTGCCGAAACGATCGTTCGTGATGAGTTGGCGGCTGCAATCATCCAGTTCATGGATGCGCAGTTCGTCGATCCATCGAAAGCGGCAACCGGCATCTCGCCCGCGTCGATCACGAATGGCGTGACGCCGATCACGCCGAGCGGCACCAACGCGGCGGCGCTGCGTTCCGACGTAGCTCGGCTGATGCAAACCTTCCTCACCGCGAATATGTCGCTCGCGAGTGCGGTGTGGATCATGACGCAAGGCACGGCAATGCGGATCGGGCTGATGAACAACACGCTCGGTCAGCCGGAGTTTGCTGGCATCAACGTGAATGGCGGCACGTTCGCTGGCATTCCTGTTGTCGCAACTGAAAATATGCCGTCGACGACTGGCTCGCCGTCAGAGGGCTATCCGATCATATTGGCGAAGGCCAACGAGATTCTGTTGGCTGACGACGGACAAGTGACGATCGATGCCAGCCGTGAAGCATCGTTGCAGATGGAGTCGACACCGGACTCGCCTTCGACCGCATCGACCGTTCTGACATCTCTCTGGCAAAATAATATGATTGCGATCAAAGCTGAGAGATTCATCAATTGGACCAAACGCCGCTCGAATGCGGTGCAGTACATCGCTGGCGCTGCTTACACGTAAGCGTTGGAAGCGACTCAACTTGGGGAGGGTGGTGGGAATGGATGTTCCTTCCTCCTTCCTGGCCCTCACTACTCTCCCCATTTTTGGAGTTCCTGTGATGCCGAGACTTGTTTTGAATGTACCAAAGCAAATTCACGGCCGGATGATGCAAGCCGGTGAAGAGTTCGAATGCACCGACAAGGAAGCAATCGTCTGGCGCGGGAAGGGTTGGGCATCGGATGCACCGATGCGTTATGGACGCGGTCGTCCACGCAAGGATGATCCCCGCTATCACCGCATGGACATGCGCGCAGAGGATGAGTGATGCGTTTTAATCTGCCTGCGCTCGGGCGATTCTTCGGGCGCAAGGATTACACGTTCACGCCAACAACGCCGGTGGATCGCGGCAATTGGTGGTTCCCTGTTGTCCATGAGCCATACACCGGAGCGTGGCAACGCAACATCGAAGCCCGCCCGGAAAACATTCTGAGCTTTCATGCTGTCTATGCGTGCGTCGATCGCATTGCTTCCGATGTTGCAAAATGCCGCCTGCGATTGGTCGAGCAAGATGGCAAGGGAATATGGACGGAAGTCGCCGCGCCAGCATTTAGCCCGGTGATCCGCAAGCCTAATCATTATCAGACGCGCATTCAGTTTTTCGAGGCATGGATGTTCTCGAAACTGATGTCTGGCAACACCTACATTCTGAAAGAGCGCGATGGTCGCGGTGTTGTAGTTGGCATGTACGTGCTCGATCCGACGCGTGTGCGGTTGCTGGTCGCGCCCGATGGTGCCGTCTATTACGAATTGTCCAAGGACAACCTGAGCGGCACGACGGTCGAAAAGGTCACCGTGCCCGCGTCAGAGATCATCCACGACATGATGACGCTGAAATTCCATCCGTTGCATGGTCTATCACCGATGGCACCGGCCGCGCTGGCGGCGGTGCATGGCATCAACATTCAGCGCACATCGACGCAATTCTTTCAGAACAGCGCGCGGCCGAGCGGCATGATGAGCGCGCCCGGTGACATCAGCAAAGAAGACGAACAACGGATCAAAGCTCACTTCGAGTCGGAATTCAGCGGCGCAAAATCCGGCAAGGTTGCTGTTGTCGGTAGCGGATTGAAATTCGAAACGATGACAATGGATTTTGTTGACGCGCAATTGATCGAACAGCTTGGTGTGTCAGCCAAGATGGTTTGCTCGTCGTTCGGCGTGCCGCCGCACATGGTGCAGGTTGGCGATCCCCGAGCTACAACAACATCGAGTCGTTGAATCAGCAATATTACAGCCAAACGCTGCAGAAGCATTTTGAAAGCATCGAGCTTTTGCTCGACGAAGGCTTGGGGCTCGTCGACGTCGAGGGCCACTCTTACGGCACATGGTTTGATCTCGACGATTTGCTGCGGATGGACACCAAGACGTTAGTCGAGACGGAAGCTGCCGCGACCAAGGCCGCCATCAAATCTCCAAACGAAGCCCGCGCGCGCTTGAATCTCGGGCCGGTCAAGGGTGGCGAAGCGCCGTTGAGTCAGCAGCAAAACTATTCCCTTGAAGCCTTAGCCAAGCGCGATGCGCAAGCCGATCCGTTCGCACCAGCGAAGCCCCCCGCCCCACCAGCGCCGCCCCCGCCGCCGCCCGCCCCGACCAAAGATATCGAGGTCGATGAGGCTGATTTGGCAGCGATCACGGTGCTGGCAAATTGGGAGTTACGCAAATTTCTACAAGCAGCAACGGATTGAACCACGCCGCTATCAGCGCGGTCGCGGCAGGGTTCGCGCCCGTCGTGCGGGATCACATCGCCGAATGTGTCGCCAAGGCGATCGAACCGATGCAGCAAGTCATCACCGAGCTAAGGGCAGAGATTGCCGCGCTCAAGGCGGCCGAGCCCTTGCAAGGGCCGCCGGGCGAGCGCGGCCTATCGGGCGAGCCGGGGCCACAGGGACCGGCCGGTGAGGCGGGGCCAGCCGGGGAGCGGGGCGCGGACGGCGCGGCGGGGCCGCAGGGCGAGCCGGGTCAGCCGGGAGGCGTCGGCGAGCGGGGCGAAGCGGGGCCGCAGGGTGAGCGCGGCGAGCCGGGGTTGGCCGGCAAGGACGGCTTTAACGGGGCGCAAGGCGAGCGGGGTGCGGACGGCATTGGCCTCGCTGGCGCGGTCATCAATCGCGAGGGTCAACTGGTCGTGACACTGACGGACGGGGCGGTCCATACACTCGGGCCGGTGCTCGGCAAGGACGGTGCGGACGGCAAGGACGGCAAGGACGGCGCTCCTGGCAAGGACGGCCGTGACGGGTTCTCGCTCGACGACTTCACCATCGAACGGATCGATGATCGCAGTTTCAACTTCGGTTTCAAGCAGGGCGAGATCACCAAATGGTCGCCCCTGACATTCCCTATCGTGCTGCACCGCGGCAGCTTCAAGAGTGGAAAAGAGTATTTGCTAGGCGATCAAGTCACCTATGGCGGATCGACTTGGATCGCGCGCAAGGACAAGCCACAAAGCACGCCGCGTGAGGGCGATGATTGGGATTTGGCATCGCGGCGAGGTCGGGATGGACGGGACGGCAAGGACGGCAAGAATGGCGAGCGCGGCCCCCAAGGCGAGCCCGGAATTCCGCATTGGCAGCACGGCAAAACCTGACTGGTTTCCCGACTGGCGCGGACAAGCCTGCGCCATCATCGCTTCCGGCCCGAGCGCCAAGGCTGCCCCGATCGACCTACTGCGCGCCAAGGCGCGCATCATTGCAATCAATGAAAGCTGGCAGTTGTGTAAGTGGGCCGACGTGCTCTATGGCTGCGACGCCGCATGGTGGCGCATGCGGCAAGGGGTGGAAGCGTTCGGCGGCTTGAAAATTTCGCAGGATCGCGAGGCGTGCGACCAGTTCAAGGACATCCGCAAAGTCACGGTGATGTCACGTAGCAATGACTTGCTGGTTGATACACCGGGCACGATCGGCTCGGGCGGCAACGGCGGTTTCCAGGGGATCAATCTCGCGGTGCAGTTCGGCGCTGCAAGACTCCTGCTGATCGGTTTCGACATGCGCGTCGATCTCGGTGAGCACTGGCATCCGCGGCACTATCCGCCGCTGTCGAACCCGCACCCGAATGACAATCTGCCGCGCTGGCGCGCCGCGATCGATGGCGCAGCAACCGTTCTGCGCAGCCTCGGCGTCACCGTGATCAACTGCTCGACGGTCAGTTTGTTGAAGGCGTATCCCAAGATGACAGTGCAGGAGGCAATGCGATGGGCAGAAAACTGAATGAAAATCCGGGCGAGTACGTCGCGGAAGGGGTCGCCGAGAAGGACGCGGAGATTGCCCGGCTCAAACAAGAGAACGCTGATCTGCAAGCGCACGTCGACAATCTCAAAGACAAGCTCGACGCCTGTCTGGCGCAACTGCCGCCAGCCTCTGCATGATCCGCATCTTTATCGGCTGTTCGGCCAACGACGAGGACTTGGAATTCCAGGCCGTCGTGCACTATTCGCTGCAGCGTCATGCCAGCGAGCCGCTCGACATCACATGGCTGAGGTTGTCGCGTGACCCACAGAGCTTTTGGTATTCCGACCCGCAAGCCAATAAAGGTTGGTGTACGAAGGGATGGGCTACGCCGTTCTCTGCGCTGCGTTGGGGCATTCCTGCAGCGTGCAATTTCGAGGGCAAGGCGATCTATATGGACTTGGACATGATCGCCAAGGCCGACATCGCCGAGCTGTGGAATACCGACATTCCGAGCGGATACGCCATGGTGTCGAAGCCGGAAGCGATCTGCGTCACGCTGTACGATTGCGCTAAGATGAAGCAACTCCTGCCGCTGGTCGAAGATATCAAACGCAAGCCGGGATTTTATCGCGACGTCCGCAATCGCGTGACGGGATCGAAGGCAATCAAGCGCTACAAAGGCAATTGGAATTGCCTCGACATGCGGCGCGATACCGGCGGCGAATATGCCGACGTGAACGATCCAGATATCAAAATCCTCCACTTCACCGCGATCCCGACGCAGCCACATCTCCCGTATGCGATGCAACGATTGCAGCAGGAAGGCCGACCGCACTGGTACAAAAAGGCAGCGATCCGTCCGCACCATCGCAAGGACGCGGTTGCGTATTTCGATAACGAAATGCGGTCGGCGATCGCCGCCGGCTATGCGCTCGACAACTACCGCAATCCGACACCGTTCGGTGACTATGGGCGATGACGCCCGATTTCGACAAAATGCAACGGCTGCTGACTGCGATGCGAGTTGCCTATGAGGTCGGTGACGACAATCGTGTACGTGGGCAGGGCTACCTTCTGCGGCTTTGCGTCAACGATTTGATAGGTGATGATCAATCCCGCCCAAGTAGCACTGTTCATTCCTCCCGGTCTAAAGGACTTCAAGCTGGCGCTGTTCGAGCGGATAGGCCAGAAAATCCACAAGTCGGGCGGGATGATCCTGCGCCATGATTGGTTTCTGCTGGACGCTCTGCCGAACAACATCTTCCCGATCACAGGATGTTCGCCCGAACTTGAACCATTCTATGCCAAGTGGCGACGGGCAAAACGGCCATTCATATATTGGGATCGCGGATATCTCCGTCGCGTGTTCGCCACTTGGTTGCCCCGTGGTGCCAATGGCGGATATTATCGCTGGCACGTCAATGCGTTTCAGATGGAAAGAATTCGCGATGTGCCCGATGATCGGTGGCGCGCGCTCAACCTCATTCACGAAGTTCGGCCATGGCGTCGGGGCGGCGGCAAAATCATAATTGCCGACACGTTGCCGGACTATTGGAACGTTCGCGGACTGCCGGTCAATTGGTCTAAGCGCACCGCCAACCTACTCCGTACCAAGACCGATCGGCCGATCGTGATCCGCGACAAGGAAAGCAAGATGTCGCTCTACGACGAGATCAAGGACGCGCATTGCCTTGTGGCACATGGCAGCATCGCCGCGGTCGAGGCCGTGATTATGGGTTGCCCGGTGTTCGTCGATCAGGAGTCAGCGGCAGCCCTGGTCGGCAAGGTCGGTTTCGACGATCTAGAAAATCCGGTCTATCCTGAGCGCCAGCAATGGCTCAACTCGCTGGCCTATCATCAGTGGAATGAGACCGAACTGGTCGATGGCACGCTTTGGAAGATGATCGAGTGAGAGAGAAGGAGAACTACCATGTTGAGCAGACCCGAAATCGGAACACGTGGACACATCCTGCTGTGGCTCGATAGCAAGGACGCTGCCGCCCCCTACGAGTGGGGATTTCATGTTTGTCCGTGCGCTCAATACAGCATGGAATACGGAGTATCGGCGTGGGATACACCGATCTCAACCCTGGCGGCAGATCACCCGCGCACGTGGGGCGCACTGGCAGAACGTGCCCGCAAGGCCGAGAATGGTACTCCGTCCAATCCGTGGGTAAGTTAAAGTCACTGCATGGGCTTCGGAGACGACATCATTGGCTCTGGAATGGAAAAGGGCCTGCGCGGCTTCAAGCGGCTCGCGTTCGGCGATGGCAAAAAGATCATCTGGGGGCCGTGGTCGGAAGAAATCTTCCGGCACAATCCGCACATCGCCGGACCGGGCCAAGAGAATGCCGCTGATCTGTTCTGGGTCGACTACTACAAGGGCCATCGCAAATACAACAGCTTGAACAAGCAACGGACGCGGTGGATTTGGAATTATGATTTTGTGCCGCAGCCCGGCGAGATTTATTTCTCGCCCTACGAAAAGCAGTTCGCCAAGACGATCGGCCGAGACTTCATCGTGATCGAACCGAACGTGCCCTGGCACAAATCGGTGGCCGTCAACAAGGATTGGGGCATCGACAGATATCAGGCGGTCGCCGACCGGCTACGTCACGCCGGGCACGACATCGTGCAATTCTCGCACGGGCGCGATCGGCTGCATGGCGTGCGAACGATTGTCACGCCGACATTTCGGATTGCGTTGGCCGCGCTGTCCAAGGCCAAGTTTGCGGTGCTGCCGGAAGGTGGTTTGCATCATGGCGCAGCGGCACTGGGCGTGCCCGCGGTCGTGATCTTCGGCGGGTTCATTCCGCCAAAGGTCACCGGCTACACGACGCACGTCAATCTGACCGGCGGGACCGAGGAAGCATGCGGCTCGCTCACGCAGTGTCATCATTGCCGCAAAGCGCTCGACAGGATCACGGTCGATGAAGTCTGCGGCCATGTCCACTAAACGCTGGCAGGACGAAGCGCTAAAGGCAGGGCTTATGGATGACAAGAATCCGATCGCGCGAGTCGTCGCGGGGCTGCATGACGTTCGATGGGACGGTCTCAGTGATCTGTTGCTTCGTGCTCGTGGTCGTAGCGTTCTCGATGTGGGTTGCAACCGGGCTCATACTTTATATGACTTCGCACTGAACGGCGCGAAGCTGGTCCACGGTTGCGATGTCTTTGGTCCTGGCATGGCCGCCGCGCAGCAGTGGTTCGCAGAGGTACGCGATTGTGAAAGCAAATTTGCGGCGGTCGATCTGAGCAAAGGCCCAGACGTGCTACAGCAAGCGTTCGCCAATATGCGCTATGACATCGTTCTGATGATCGGAGTGCTCCACAAGCTTAAGCGGGAAATGACGCCGGAACAGGTGTCGGCACTGATGCAGAACCTTGGTCGGCGGACGATCGAGTATTTCGGCTGGAGCGGCTATCCCGACGAACTCCCGCAACTCGATTTCGACTTGGGCGCATGTGGGCTTAAGCGCATTCACACGTCGGAGATTGGCGGGATCGGCCATCCGGCCGCAATCTGGAAACGGTTGTGATCGCGCGCTATGCCGCGAGTGAACAGATCGCGAGCTTTGATTTCTATCCGTGGCTCGTGCTGATGAAGTCAAAGGGCGCGACCGAAATCGTGATTGACAGATCACGTCCGAAGACGAGCAAGTTTCCAGTGCAGGAAGTGTTGCAGCGTTTTGATAGCATCGTCGTGCCGGGACCGGCGCTTGCAGGATTGCCGATGCGGCTTGGTGACGATCAACCGCACGTCAGGGGTTCTGCGGCTGAATTCTTCTCATGGGCGCGTGAGGGTCGACCAATCGAACGCTTGTACTCGGCGAAGCCTGCGGCAACTTGCGAATATACGATCACGTTGCGCTGTAGCCATCGCGTGCCGGGCCGCAACAGCAACGAACCGGCGTGGCGGCAATTTGGTAAAGAGATCGGCGCAACGATCATCGATGATTACTATGTGCGGCCGATCCATCTGCACGACAGAATGGCCTTGTATGCCGGAGCTAAAATGAATTTTGTCATCAATGGCGGCATCGCAACCTTGCTCTCGCTGACCGCGTATCCGACGACAATTTTTGCCACCACTGCGTCGCGTCATGGATTGTGGAAAATTGGAATAATGCCCGAGACGAAATTCCCGTGGATGCTTGCGAGCCAACACATGGTTTGGAAAGATGACACCTTGGACAATTTACGGGCCGCGCTGTGATCAAGGCCAAGAGCGGCGCGCTACAAGACCCGGCTGAACTGGTCGAGTTTCTGCGCATCGTGCGTCGTGAGGACGTGCGCAGCTATCTTGAGATCGGATCGAAGTTCGGTGGTTCACTGTGGGCTGTGACCATTGCAATGCAAGCGCACTCGCGCGCGGTTGCGGTCGATCTGGAAGGCCGCGCCGAACTGAAAGAGTGTATCAGCAGGCTGCAGAACCTCGGACATGAGGTTCACTTGTTCGTCGGCGACAGCGCTGATCCGAAGATCGTCGAGTCGGTGCGGGCGCTCGCCCCTTACGATCTGTGCCTGATCGACGCCAACCATACCGAGCCTTACGTGCGTATGGATTGGCTCAACTATGGTCCGATGGCGCGCATCGTCGCGTTTCACGACATCGCTTATGACCTCGGCGATCGGCCGCCGAAGCCGTGGAAGATCGAAGTGCCGAAAGTCTGGAATGAGGTCAAGCAAGGCTACCGGCACGAAGAGATCAAACTGTGCCACACCAAGCGCGACAACGGCATCGGGATTCTGTGGCGCTAGTCGTCTGTACGTGGCTATGGGGCAAGAAATATTCGCCGGCGTATGTCGAGCGCTTGCACGTTGGTTGCGCAAGCACCTCAAGCAACCGTTTCGGTTTCTGTGTCTGACGGAAAGCGATCGCATCGCCAATCTGTCAAATGGGATCGAGCGTCATGGCATCCAAGATTCGTCGCTCACGGCAATCAACGGCTGTTTTGCGCGGCTCCGCATGTTTGATCCCTCATGGCAAGCACAACACGATATCTCCGACCGTCTCGTCTGTCTGGACTTGGATGTTGTTCTCACGGGGTCGCTCGATCCGTTGTTTGACCGACCGGAGCCATTGGTGGTTCTCAAGGGTGCTAATGCCTCAAATCCTTGCCCGTATAATTGCTCGGTCATGATGCTGCGGAAGAACGCGCATCCCGAGCTATGGGCCGATTTCAACCTCGAACAGCTTGACCACATCCCGCGCCATGAGTTCCCCGACGATCAGGGTTGGCTGTGGTATCGCGCACCGAAGTTGGCGGGTTGGCAAGTCGGATCGAGCAGCGGCATCTATGCGTTCCAAAAGCCGGGCTGGCCGTCCGGCACTGCGTTGCCCTCCGACGCGCGCATCGTCTCTTTCATCGGCTGGCGCGATCCGAATGCGTTCACCCGTCTGCCATGGGTGCAAGAGCATTGGCTGATCTGAACAGATAGGAGCTACGTCAATGGCAAATGCAGTCTACCCGATTTGGAAAGAGGCGCTGATGCAGGCTTCTGCGAACAGCGCGCTCACCGGCACAGGAACAACTGGTGTCTATTGTGCCCTCATTGATATCGGTGCCCCTTATGTCTATTCGGCAGCACACGATTTTTACAATGATCTGGCTGGTGTCGTTGGCACTGATCAGGAAATAGGCGCGACCAAAACCTACACGGCTGGCACCTTCGACGGTGGGGATTTGACCTATACGGCGGTGTCGGGCAACTCCGTAGAGGCTCTGGTCCTTTACGTGAAGAATGCTGGTGCCAACACAACGTGGCGGCTGGTGCTCTATCTGGACACCAGTGTCACAGGATTGCCGGTCACGCCGAACGGCGGCAACATCACCATAACTTGGAACGCAAGCGGCATCTTCACGCTCTCTGATGCCGACGCCAAGGAAAACATCAGAGTACTGGGCGAGGTCGGGCCAGCGCAGATTGTGCAATACAACTATCGTGGCGATCATCAGCCGCGGGTTGGTTTCATCGCGCAACAGATCGAACAATTTGCGCCAGAAGCCGTATGCCGAATGAATGGTCGGCGAGCGGTTGATTATGGTGCGGTGTTCAATCGGATTGCGCAGATGAGGTAAATATAAATGACTGACCCGACCGATCCACTGCGGAATCCAAATGATCCGCTGCAGGGTTCTGCGCCTGACGTTTCGCTCGAATTATTTCGGATGATGGGGAAACTTGCGGCGGGCCGCCCGGTTGAGGCCATTCTTAATGCCGCTTCCAATATTTTGATCAATGCTATTCGCCAAACTGCTGTTGATTGGCGCAGGCCGAAATGACATTTGACGAAGTCTATGGCCGCTCGAAACAATTGCTTAAAAACCATTACGACGCGGAAGGGCGAAAGAAGGGCATCTTCCCATATGATCAAGTCATCCGACCGGATCGTTTCATCGATCCCGAATTTTCTCCGTCGAAGAGAAGGAACAACTAGCCATGGGACGCTATATTGTTGCTCGTGACAACATCACTCCGACAGGTGGCAAACGATGTTCTCACCTGCATATCGGGATCAAGTCGCCGCATTCGTGTGATTGAGATCAGTGTTGCTGGTCGAGGCACGACATCGGCCGCACAACAAGTCAACGTTTCTCGGTCGACTACTGGCACGACACCGGGCGGCGCGATCACGCCGAGCAAGGCTGATAGCACCGATCAACCGGCTGCGAACTTCACGACTGCGACGACATGGTCCGCGCAGCCAACGCCGGAAAACGAATTATGAAGTTATCGGTTGGAATGCTCTCGGTGGCGCAAATCGTTGGATTCCGCCGAAAGGATCGATGTTGAAGCACGCAACGCTGAGGTGATCTCTATCCGAGCGCCAAGCGGTCCGACCTATCAGGCTATGAGCATTTCGGCGGTTATCGAGGAAGACTGATGCGGCTATGTTTGCCGATCGGCACCCCGATAACGGGTGAGTTGCCGTTCGTTGGCGACATCGTGTTTGCTTTGGAGGCATTTGACGAGCCTGCGCCGATCATCCTCGCTGCCGACATTTTCCATCTGGTTGAATCGGCGGCGGGGGGCGACACACAGGCCCCGAGCGTTCCTGGCGGGCTGGATGTAGAGGAAATATGAATGCGTCGAATCTTGCTATCGCTCTTTGCCTTGGCTTTGTCCGGTGGCGTCGCGGATGCTGCGTGCTCTGGCAGTGGAACGACATGGAGTTGCACGTCTGGCACAACCATCGCGCAAATAAATACGAGTTATAGCTCCGCTTCGGATGGGCGACCTTCACGTTCGCTAATGGTTCCTACACCTGGAACAGCACGCTAACGTTTTCCTCACCAAGGGTATCACATTGATTTGTGCTGTTGGCGCTACGTGCAACGTTTCGACAAGTGGGACAGTGTTCGGTTTTCCTACTGGCAGCAGCACGAAGCTCTATCGCATCTCGGGATTTAACTTTAATCCGGCAAGCGACTTTATGGTCTGGACGTGCCCCGCTGGCGGTTGTAGCGGGACGATCAGTCAGTTTCGAATGGATCATAATTCCTTCGCTTTAGGAGCCGAAGCGCATTCGATTGTTTTAGGAGAAAACACCTCGACTCAATACGTCCAGGGCGTGATCGACCACAACACGTTTACTGGAAGCTCATCTCATGAACCCCTGTATTTCCTTGGAGCACAAGACCCGAGTCCTTTGGCTAATCCTCAAGGTACTAGCAAAAATATGTTTTTCGAGGACAACACCATTACCGTCACAACTATGACCAACGCCGGATTGGGCGCGGTGGATGGATGGGGCGCTGGTTCGAACCTAGTGTTTCGCTACAACACCGTCACCAATTCGTTGGTGACTGCACACGAGCTTGGCCACAACGGCGGCTTTCAGAATTTCGAAATCTACAACAATCATGTCATCGCCAATTCGTCGTCGACTTATCCCAATGGATATCGATTGATCCATCATCAGGGGTCTGGCACGGGGATGTATTTCAACAACACCCTCACGGCAGTGGGGACGATGGACTCTTCGGCAATTTCGATTACGGCAAAACTATGTGGACTCATGTGGAACCGGTTATCCTTGCTCTCATCAAATGGGACGCGATTTTGCTACCGGTGATTTGCTGCCAGTTTATTCTTGGAATAATACCAATACCAGCAACGGTGCCAAGGTTGACGGAGTGAACGAGGCTGGTACGACATACATCAAAGACAATCGCGATTATTTCAATGCAGTCAGCGCAAGCGCACAATCCTCACCGACCAGTCCGTTCAACGGCACGGTCGGGATGGGGTTCGGCACGGTGGCCAACCGCCCGACGACTTGCACGCATAGCAACCCGACCAACCCGACCCGTTCACCGGAAGATGACGGCAAGGGCGGCGTCGGCTACTTTGCTACTGACGCAGGCGCGGGGCACGTCAGGCTCACTTGGACGGCATCGACCGACAATGTCGGGGTCACAGGTTACAAGATTTATCGCAACAGTTCTTTGATCGGAACGTCCGCGACCAACTCTTACACCGACGACACCGCCTCGCCATCGACTTCGTACAACTACACTGTGTCGGCATACGATGCCGCCGGCAATGAGTCCGCGCAGAGTTCATCTAAGGCGGTGACGACGACCGTAATGTCCGGGCTCGGCATCTTGTACCGCTGCGGTACGACAAATGATTGGGTTACACATTATGCGCCATACACGTATCCACATCCTCTGACGCAGTGAGCGAAGATGGCCACGTATCAAATCAGTATGCTTGGGGGAAGCACTGTTCCCGACACGACGGGCCGATGTTGGTTTGAAACCTACGACACGATTGCAACCAACGACGTTTGGAAACATCTCGTCATCAGGTTCAAAAACCCGACCGCCAATCAGGCGCACGGCATCTATGGACAGTTCACGGTGCCGCAGAACTACGTTGGCACGTCCGTCATCATCCCAGTGTGGACGACGACCGCGACGACCGGCAATCATCAATGGCGCATCACCTACCGCACGGTGGGCGGTGACGACACTACATCTCTTGACCAGACATCGAACGAGCAGCAGACGCGCCAAGCCGATGTTGCCCCCGGTGCCGCCAATCGTCGCCTGACGCCTTCGATCTCAGTCACGGCTGCGAACTTTGCGGCCGGAGAGACGGTTGAGTTTCTGTTTGAGCGTCAGGACAACGCCAGCGATGATACGTGTGAAGCGGACTCGGTGTTGTTCGACCTGCTGTTTCAATACGCAGACGTGTAAGGCATAGCCGTTCAATGGCACGCTTATTTAACGGATCAAACCAATATCTCGGTATTGGCGTAAGCGCAGTAACCACATATCCTGTGTCCATATCACTGTGGTTTTACCCGGTTGCAACAAACGTCACATACGACGCGGTCTTCCTGAGAGATACCGGCGGGACGCCCTACCTCGGTATATACCTGAATGCGACCGGAGCCTCTGCCAAGGTCGGGGCTACAGATAACGAAATAACTGCGGAAACCACTACCACATATTCGGCGGGTACATGGAATCACGCAGCGGGTACTTTTACTGACGTCACAACACGCTCCGCTTATTTGAACGGTGGGGGAAAGGCAACAAACGTCACTCCTTCAGGGGGCGTGTCCTCTATTCAAGAGGTGCTTATCGGCGGGTACTTCGCCGACCCGACTTTGTTCGGCCCCATGAATGGCCGGCTGGCGGAAGTCGGAATATGGAATGTCGTCCTGACTGATGATGAAGTGCTTGCACTATCTGAGGGCGTTTCACCGCTTAGAGTTCGGTCTCAAAATCTGGTTAGTTATTGGCCGCTCTATGGGAACGGCAGCCCCGAGCCGAACTATTCACAGAACTCCACCAATCGCTCGCTCACACTGAACAACGCGCCTACGCAGGTCGACCATCCGCCTGTGATGTCATTATTCGCGGGCCGCAGTTCTAACATTAATTTTGTGTCGACGACTGCTCCTGCCTTGGACATCATTCTAAGATCGCATTACGTCTATGTTGAGTAGCGTTGCGGCCGTGCTTGACGGTTATGGCGGCTGGCACGTTGTGGTCGCGCCACGCAATGGCTTGAAGCATCACATCCGCCCGGTCAACTTCTGCTCATCGTGCCAAACTATGAAGTCGATGAGCCGGTGCCATTCGACCAAATACCGACCGTGATCCGACGCGCCGAGTTGCATGCGTTATGGTGGATCGGCTCGCGCAACGACCCGGACGACCTTAAGCATCCGGCCGTGGCGCTGTTTCTGCTTAGGCGCAAGCGCAGGCTTTCATCGGGAGTCTGTCAATCTTCACGACATAGTGGAGACGTAGTTTTGCCTACCGTCTTCCTGGTCAACGGCAGTACGTCCCCCTACAGCCGTCCGGCCGGCTGGACTGATGCGGGCCATACCGTTCGGCTCATTGGCTGCGGCGGACGCGGTGGTACTGGCAACACAAGGTGTTACCACGTACCGTTCTGGTCCGGGCGGTGGCGGTGGCGCGCATGTGTTGCTTACGCAAACGTCGGGTGCGTTGGCGTCCACCACGGCGTTCTTGGTGTCGATCGACAACCCGAGCACGACGGTCAAAACGACCGGCGTCGCTACTTGCTGGGGTTCAGCTTCGTTCGCGAACTGCCGCTATGTGGAGTCGGGCGAAGGCGGCGGCGCTGGCGGCACAGACACTGCAGGCGGCGTGGGTGGCGTCGCGACTACGACCACGGTCGGCACGCCAACGGTACCGACCTACACCGCGTCGCTCGGACAGAATGGTGGAACGGGTGGCGCGGTCGCTGCTGTCACCGGCTCGGGCGGTGGCGGCGGCGGTGCCGGTGGTCCAACCGGTGTTGGCGGTACCGGCGGCGCTTGTACAACAACATTGTTCGGTGGCGGCGGTGGCGGTGCCAGTGACAATGGCGGCAGTGCAAGCAACGCCAGCACAGCTAATGGAACGGCAGGCGGTGGCACAGGTGGCGCGGGCGGCACATCGGGCACGCCAGCGGGCGGCGCGGGTGTCTCTGGCGGCAAGGGCGGCGGCGGCGGTTTCTTCTCCGCTGTTAGCGGCGCGACCACGTCCGGCGGTGCTGGCGGTGTCAATGCGGTCTATACCCAGACCTTCCGACAGCGCGACCGGTGGACCGGGTGGTGGTGGCGGTGGCGGCGGGGCCAACTCTAACACTGGCGGCACGCCCGTCACCAGCGGTGGCGGCTGGCGGCAACTATGGCGGTGGCGGTGGCGGTGCTGGCGGCACTCGCGTTGCAGCAGGCACCAAGACGGCGGGCGCGGGCGCATCCGGCCTTATCGTCATCACGTATACAGGAGGCACACAGAATTTAAGCCCAACTACTTCTTACACTGACAGCGATGCGTTCTTCACGCATACACTGGCAGCCGCGGCAGTCGCGGATTACATTGATCAAGTCTTCTCAATTTATGATCCGGTAATTTTTGCAGAAGAGTTAGGGAGCTTCACACGTCCGGCGGATGTTCCTTCGCAATCGTTGACACAAGACAGTGTTTTTATCGATGGCGAAACGTACTTCACACACGTCATAGCGCCCGGCGGTGTCGCTCTAGCACCAGCGCTATTTGAAGATACTGATTCATTCTTCACGCACGTTGCGAATGTTGGCGCGCTCAATCTTGCGCCAACACTGGTTGATGATGCGGACTCCTACTTCACGCACGCCTTAGCGGTCGGCGCAGTCAATCTTGCACCATCGCTTTATGCAGCGGATGACGCATTTTTCATGCACACCGTGGGGGTCGGCAGTGTCGACCTTGCGCCACCATTATTTACCGATGCAGAGTCGTTCTATTCGCCTACCGCGGGGGTCAGCGCGGTCAATCTTGCGCCGACGCTCCACGCAGCAGATGACGCATTTTTCACTCATACGGTGTCGTTTGGCAGTGTCGATCTTGCACCAGCACTATTTACAGACGCAGAGTCGTTCTATTCGCCCACCGTAGGGGTCGGCGCAGTTAATTTAGCGCCGGCATTGCATGTTGATACCGATGCGTTCCTGACGCATGTAGTGCCGAGCGATGTAGTGCTGCCTGCGTTGGTTGAACAAGTTTTTTCAATTTATGACCCCGTTATTTTTGCCTCAGAACTTGGAAGCTTTATTTCCACGACCGCTGATGACGTAATCCTCGATCTGCGGCCAATATTATTTGCCGATATAGATCTAATCTTCACGCACACAGTTATTGCGATTGTACCCGAACCGACTGCCGCGCATCCGATTCTGGAACTGGTTGTTGATGAAGAGTTTGTTGATACCGGCCTTATTGATTTTGCCGCTCTGTTCCTGGCAGCAGATCAAAATCTGCAGCCGACGCCGCACACCGATGCGGATGCCTTCTTTACGCAGGTGCTAGATGCTGCGGGGATCAAAAATCTAGCACCGGCACTGGTTACTGATGCTGACGCCTTTTTTAATCATGTGGTCGCACCCGGTGCGGTCAACCTTGCATCGGCGCTCTATGCAGACACGGACACATACTTCACACACGTTGTGCTGTCGGTCCGTGCGCTGCAGCCAAGCTTATATACCGATGCAGATGCGTTTTTCACGCCCACCGCACAGGGTGGCACGGCAACTGTTCAACCTAATCTATTCGTCGATACCGATACGTTTTTTGCTCCCACTATCACCATCAGTGTGGAGCCAACAAAGTATTCCGATGCTGATGCATTCTTTGCGCCGATCGTGGTGTTGGTCAATCCGCTGTTGCCGACGCGCTATGTGGACAGCGACGCATTCTTCACTCCTGTTGTGTCGCTGGTGCTGCTACCGAATACGTTCGTTGATGCTGACATATTTAAGATTCCCATTATTGGGAACTTGGATGATCAGCATTTGTTTGCCAATCATTATGCTGATGCCGATGTGTTCTTTGTTCCGCATATCCGAGGGGGTGTAATAGGAAATGTTCCCCGGCGTGAGTGGTACGATGAGGCATCGAACAGAAGCGCCGCTAACGTTGCAACACCTCGCTCACCGGGAACACCATCTGATCCGAGATCAGCCGCTAATGTTGCAACGCCGAGGCCGCCAGGAACGCCATCTGAACCGAGGTCATGATGTCAGCATCGCCGTTCAAAACCGTCATCGTCATGCCGGGCGCATCGCTCGATCTGACGACGCTCGCAACCGTTAAGCTGGAATTGGGGATCACCGACACTGAGCAAGACGCATGGCTGCAAACCAAGATCACGCAAACGTCGGTCGCGATCGCGTCGGCATGCGGTCGGGTGTTTCAACTAGAAACCGTCGCCGACCATTTCAATCTTGGCTGGCAATCATGCGACGACGCGCTGATCCTGTCGCGCTATCCGATCAGCGAAGTGGTGTCGATAACGGAATCCAATCAAGTCTTGCCGGCCGATCAGTATGAGTTTCAAAGCAGCAACGGGCTCCTGTATCGAGTGCGTGGCGCTTATCGCTCCGCTTGGACCGGCGGCAGGATCATCGTCACGTACAGCGCTGGCTATGAACTGCTGCAGACCTTGCCGCACGATCTTGAACAAGCCTGCCTCTTGCTCATGAAACAAAGCTACTTCGCCAAGACGCGCGATCCGATGATCAAGGGCGTCGCCATCCCCGGCGTATCAACCTACGATTATTGGGTGGGTGGCGTGGGGCAGGGTGGCGGGATGCCGCCGGAAGTGAAAACACTGCTCGCCCCCTACAAGTCGCATGTCGTGGTATGAGCACGCCTAGCCAGATCAAGGCCGACTACCGCGCGCAACTCGCGCTTGTCGGTGAAATGGTCACCATCCGGCGCTACACCGGCACTGGCACCAATCGACCGAAGATTGACCGGCCGGTGCTGGCACGCATCGCAGGCTACGGGCCAACCGAGTTGGTCGGCACCATTATGCAGGGCGATCGCCGCGTCATCGCCTTGGCGGACGATATCACGCAGCCGACGACCGACAGCCCGCCGCAGACTTTGACCCTGCCGATCTTGACATCGGACAAGATCGTAACCCGCGACGGCAAGGAACTGCAGATCATTGCCAGTGACGATTCTACCCGGCGCGTTCGCGGCGTGTTGATAGCGCTCGAAATACAGGCCCGTGGTTAGCTGGAAAGACCAGACGGCCATCGTGGTCGGTGCCGGTCCTAGCGCAGCCAGGACGCCGCTAGAGCTTGCGCGTGGGTGGGCGCGGGTTGTGGCGGTGAACGAGTCGTGGCGGCTCGTGCCATGGGCAGACATCCTGTTCGCCATGGATGGGATTTGGTGGGTCGACAACGGTGGCGTGCCGCAGTTCCCCGGTCGGCGGGTGACAGCGTCGCCTCACGCCACCGAGATGTTCGGCATCGACTGCTTTATCTCCAACGGCGCGACGAGCGGTTTGCGGGCGATCTATCTGGCCGAAAAGTTGGGAGCTAACCCGATCCTGCTGGTCGGCTTTGAGATGCACCCGAGAAATGGCGTGCATTGGCATCCGCCGCACAGCACGCGCGTCGGGCTTCGCAATCCCGGCGAAAACGAAATGAAGATTTGGCGCGAGGATATCGAGCACGTCGCCGACAAGTTCGCGGCCCGTGGCACCACGATCATAAACTGTACGCCGGACTCGGCGTTGACGTGCTTCCCGTATCTGACGTTCGAACAGGTGATTGATGGCTCTCACCATCAAACTTGAGCCGCTTTCCAGGGACGTCCAAGTTCTTGTCGGCGATCTTGGGGGCGACGCAGCATCGGAATTGCTTGCTGCATTCGCAGAGGAAGAGATCGAGGACGCGAAGCGTATCAATGCTGCTGCGCTCGGTCGTGTGCCGCCATACAAAATCTTCGTCGACGGTGCGCAGGGCAAGCCGCTTACAGCTGTCCGGCCGAACGGCATCATCGTCGCCGAATTCGAGCTTGTCTCGGATGTCCTGATCTGGATTTCGGAACAGTTGTTCAAGTTCTCGCCGGTCAAGAGCGGGCTCTATCAGAAGTCACACGAACTGTTTGCGGACGGCAGACACGTGGCGGTCGTCGACCAACTTGTCCCGGTCGCCGATGAATACATTTTTGTGAACACCGTTCCGTATGCCCGCAAGGTCGAGCGCGGTTCGTCATCGCAGGCACCGGAAGGCGTCTATCAAGCGGTCGCTGCGCTGGCGCGCGTTCGCGCCGGCAACATTTCCCGCATCAGCTACACGTTCGCCACGCTTCCCGGCGGCGAGCGCAATCCCGCGATTGTGGTCAAAACCAATGCCTAGCAAAGCAGTAGCGGACGCAGTCGAGGCGCGGTTGATGGCGAACTGGACCGTGTCGCCAATCATTCCTTACGACGCACAAACACAACCGCCGGACGGCGTCGAGTCTTTCGTCGTCGTACAATACCCGGTTGCGAATGGCGTTCGCCCCGCGCTTGGCCGGACCTTCTGGGAGGAAGGCGCGATCCGTATCGTGCTCAATGTCGTGCGCGGCGTCGGTTCCGCGCAAGGGCTCGCATGGTCCGACGAGCTTGCATGGATGTTTCGCGCGGTGAAGTTCGACGGCATCGAGACGTTCGTGCCGGACGGACCCGTCATCGACGACACAATCGAGGAAGGCAATTGGGTCATGTACAGCATCATCGTTCCCTATCGCTACGAGTTCGTGTCTGCCGTGTACGAACCTCTTAGCGTTTAACCAGCAACCACGGCGATCATAGGAGAAACGACGATGGCATTCGTCACGGCATCGGGTACGCAAGTCTTCATCGGCGCAGCGGTCACCACACTAGAGGCCGACAGCTTGGCTGAATTCCAAGCGATGTCGACATGGACCGAGATCAGGAACATCGAAAGCGTCGGCGAGTTTGGCGATCAGTCGAACGACGTGACATTCGCCGCGTTGGGCGACGCACGCACGCAACATGCCAAGGGCGCTCGCGACGCCGGTCAGATGACCATCACCGTCGCGCACGATCCGCTCGACGTTGGTCAGGCAGCAATCGAGGCGGCCGAGCAAACCAACTTCAACTATGCGTTCAAGGTGATTCTGCCGGACGGACCAACCGCTGCGTACAACGACACGGTTCAATACTTTCGTGGGCTGGTGCAGTCGCGGCGGAAAAATATCGGCACCAACGACAACGTCATCAGAAATACCTACAACGTCGGCGTCAACTCCGAGTTGTTCACGGTGCTGGCGGCGATCTCAACCTAAGCTGACGCCGTTTCTTTTCAACAGGAGGAAGCTACATGAAGCTCAAAGATGTCGCGGTTGATTCTGGCCGCGCAGAGGAAGGTGCTTGGGTCGACAACATTCCAGACATGGAAGGTCTTCGGCTCAAGGTGCGCGGCAGCAATAACAAGGATTGGCGGAAGCTGCAGCAAAAGCTGATCCAGGCCATTCCGCGCAAGCGAAGAATGTCCGGCCAATTGGAGCCGGAGGATTCTGACGACATCACCACTAAGTGCCTACTCAACACGTCCTTACTCGATTGGGACGGGCTGGATGACGACGACGGTAATCCGCTTCCGTACAGTCGTGAGACGGCTAACAAGCTCATGACCGATCCTGATTATCGGCGCTTCCGCGAGTCAGTGTCGTGGGCGGCGAATTGGGTCGCGGAGCAAAGCAAGGAAGACGTGGAGGAAGACGCGGGAAACTTATTGAGGCTCTCATCTGGCAGCACAGATGGGGGTCGAAAGTTGAAGGCGAGCTAGACAAGGTCGAGCGTGGCATTGAACCGGCCGCTTGGTTATTTACGCAGCCCGAAATCTGGACGCAGAACCGGTTCTATTGGGAAGCGTTCAACGAGTTGTCCAGCGAGCGGCAAATCGGGATGGGCATGGGACCGATCCCGCGATCGGCGATCAAGCGATACGCCGCCGAGTTCGCGATCGAGGGCGAGGACTACGACGTCTTCCATTCCATCATTCGGCAGATGGATAACAAATATATCTCGCTCGCCAACAGCCCTAGCAAAAACACGAACGACAAGGGCATGGTCGCGGAGGCGTCTGATCCCGATCGCACAAGAGCCGTGATGGAAGTGATCAAAGCGCGTGCTGCAGCGGCAAACAAAAGGCAAACCAAGCAAAAGAAGATGCATTGAATGGCGACTAGCACCAATCTGATCCGTACCCTGACGATCCGGTCGAAGACCGAGGGCGTGCAGGAATCGACGAACCAGTTGCAGGGGCTTGCGGCGGCCGGAGATACAGTTGCGGCGTCTGCCGTCACACAAGAGAAGGCGACACTTGGCGTCGAGCGTGCCTATCAGCGGCTACAGCGCCAACTCGATCAGACGTTTAAGTCGCAAGAGCAAATGGCAAAGGTTACGCAAACCCTTGAGCGCGCGCAGGCGCAAGGGTTGGCGACGCAGGAACGTAGCAATGAACTGATGGCGGCGGCGGCGGCACAGTACGGCAGAACGTCCACTGCCATGAGCGACATGACCAAGCGCATGTCGGAAAGCACGATGGCTAATGATAGACTCGTGCGCGGAATGTCGGACGTTGGCAGAGCCGCGCAAGCTGCCAATGACAATTTCGGGAAGGGTGGCCAAGCCGTCGAGAAATACGGGAGCCAAACTAAGCTCGCGCGCTACGAGTTGGTCAACCTGTCGCGGCAAGTGCAAGACGTCGGCGTGTCGCTGGTCTCAGGTCAAAGCATTATGACCGTCGCCGTTCAGCAAGGCTCGCAGATTGCCGATATATTTACCTCCAGCGGCGTATCACTCGGCAACTTCGGCAAGCAAATTGTCGGAATGATCGGCCCGCTTGGGGTTGCCGGGTTGGCGCTTGCCGCCGTGGGCGCGGCTGCGACCGCCTTTTATCTAATATTTCGTGATCAGCAGCCGACATTAGAGCAAAGCCTCAAAGAGCAAGCGCGGTTGCTCGGCGTCGTCAAAGACGCCTATTCCGGCGCGGCTGGTGCGGCCGGTCAATTTCTGGATCAGAGCAAACTCGTTACCGAATTCCAACTCACGCGCAATTTGGCTGATCTGGAAAAGCAACTCAAAACATTAGCCGATCAATTCAGTACAACAGCAGCGCCAATGGCGGGCGGCGTCGTCGGAATCGACGCCATGCAAATCACCGAGCGCACCAGCAAGTTCCAAGAATTGAGCGATGCGATCAAGGAGTTCAATTCGAGCGCGCGTGGCGCGGGCGATGTCAAATCGCTGGCCGATCGCGTGTCGCAAATCGGAACGGCGGCGCAGACCGCTAATCCAGAATTGGCGAAAGCGGCGGCCGAGATGCTGAAACAAATGCAGCCGGCACTCGATGCGGCGGCCGGCTATGAAAGGGCTGCGGCGATGCTTGCGCAGCTTGCAGGAACGGCCACCGACGCGCAGACCGCCTTGCTTGGATTGAAAGACGTCATCGCCACCACACTTGACGGCATGAAGCAGCAGGCCGTGTCGATGGAAATCCAAGCCAAGGCCGCCGGCATGAGCGCGGTCGAAGCGGCGCGGTTTACCGCCGCCGAAACTGCGCGGCAAAAGATACTGTCCGAGGGGAAAACGCTCACGCCCGAGGTCATCGCTCAGATCAACAAGTATGCGGACTCGATCGCACGCAGCAAAAAAATCATCGTCGACCAAGCCGAAGCGGCGAAAGCAGCCGCGAAGGCACAACGAGACGCCGAGCGCGACGCCAGACGAGCGCAATCCGAAGCTGCGCGGGAAGCCGCGCGGCTGGAGCGGGAGGCGATGCGCGAGCGTGAGCGCCAACTGCAGATGGTTGAGGGCATCGCCAGCACATTCGCCAACACGTTCATCCAAGGTATGCTCGACGGCGTCGGTGCCACCGAGGCGCTCGGCAAGGCGCTTGAAGGTTTGGGCAAGCAACTGATTCAGCTTGGCACAGCTTCATTCGCCAAGCAGATCAGCGGCGGTATTACAGACCTCATCGGCCAGCTTGCGCCCGCGCTTGGTTCATTCGGCGGGCCGCTTGGCAGCATTGCTGTCGGCGTCGGAGCCAGCCTGATCGGCAAGATGTTCGGCAAGGGCGGCGACGACCAAGCATCTAAAAAACAGGAAGAGGCAAACCGCCGTGCCGCCGAAGAATTAAAGAAGGCGCAGGAAGCTTGGGCCGGAATGACGGATGAACTTGCGAAGTTCAATCGTGAAGCAAAGGGGCTGGGAACAGGCGCGCTGACAACCTCTATCGAATCGATCATCAACACTGCCGCACAATTGATGAAGGCCGCGAATGCGGCGCACGACTTTGCCGGCGAGGCGGCGGTCGGAGCAACATCGATCGCGGGCGTCGGTCGGCTGCTGCGCGAATTTGCCAGCGATCTGCCGGACCTCATCAGTGGGTTCGGCGCGCACGGTCCACTTGCCGAAGCGCGTCAAGCGGTAAAGTCGCTGATGGATCAGTTCAAATCGCTAAACGCGTCGATCGAAGAATTTTCCAGCAGGACGTTGTCGGACCAGACAGCGGCATTCACGGACCTAAACGCGGCGGCGCAGAAGGCATTGCTGGCGCTGCTGGATATTCCAGCGCCGCTGTCTGAGACGGCGACCAAGCTTGCCGACCTCACCAGTAAGGCTGCTGCCTTGCAAGGTGCGCTGGTCGAACTCGGGGTATCGGCGGAAGATGCCGCCGCTGCAGTCAGCGAAAAGCTCAATGTCGCGCTCGACAAATTGCGCGGCGATTTCCTGGGCGGGCTTGCGACACAAGTGAACGAACTCGCCGGCGGTGAGTGGATTAATCAGGCCACCGAGCTTGCCGCAAAGGTCAAGCAGATGCGTGCCGACGCGGCGGCGCTTGGTATCGAGACATCGCTGATCGATGAATTCTTTGTCCGCTCGGCACAGAAGATTGTCGATGGCGCTGAACTGGCTGGTAGTTCCTTCGATGCCTTGCAAAGCATGCTTGGGCTCGCGGGGACCAGCCTGCATGAATTCAGCGAGGCGATCGAGGAAGTCGCAGAGGCGGCCAAGCGATCGACGGAAGAGATCGCAAAAACGATCCAGAGCTATGAAGATCAGTTGTTTGTTCTCAAGCAAGACCAGAACACGCTGGCTGGCGCGCTGGCGGTCTTCGACCAGCAGGCGTTGCGTCAACGCCAGGAGGAAATAAAACTCGGCGGCCAAGCACTCGCCGCCCTGGAAGCGCTGCAGGCGCAGCAGCGCTACAACATCATCAAAGACTTCAACGATCGTGCGCTTGACGCGCAAAAGAAGGCGGCAGACGACGCATTGAAGGCGCAACAGCAAGCCGCCGAGAAACAGCAACGCCTCATTGAGGAAGCGCAAAACTTCCTAGAGGGCGCGTTGCGCCGTGTCCAAGACTGGATCGCGCATTTCCAAGCCAGCACACAATCGAACCTGCCGCCGTCGCAGCAATTGGCGGCGGCACAATCGGCGTTCGCTGGGCAATTATCGCAGGCGCAAGGCGGCAGTCGAGATGCGCTGTCGAACATCACCAGCTACGCGCAAGACGTGGTCGAGGCGGTCCGCCGTTACTACGGATCGAGTGCCGCCGGGCAGACGATCATCAATCAGATGCTCGGACAACTGCAGGCGTTGCCGTCGCAAGTGTCGGCCGAGCAATTCATTGTCGATGGCATTACGGATTCAATCACAACGCAAACCGAAACACTCACCAATAAACTCGATGTATTGCAAAACGCAGTGCAGAGCGGCGACGCACAAGCTGTCGCGTTGGCACTCACGCCGTTGTTTCAAAATTTAGATACCAATCTTGATGGCTTGCTCGATTTCAATGAATTCCAAGCCGGCTTATCTGGAATGGCAAGCGACTCCGCACTGCGCGATATGTTCACGCGCTTGGATTTGGATACCTCTGGATCGATCAGCCAGCTTGAACTGATCAAGACCGCGACGCAGGGCACGCAGACAGGGGTCGGAACGGTTAGTACCAATACCAGCTCCATTGATACCAAAGCAAACAGCCTTCCCACGGTTGCTACCAACACGAATAACACAAACTTGAACTTGAATGCGACCAACGCGACTTTGACGTCGGCTGACGCCAACTTGGCTGCGATCAATGCCGGGACCGCGTCAGGTGTTAGCAACACGAACGCCATCCTGGCTTCAACCAATCAGATCAACGCAACGATTGTCGCGAGCAATGTCAAGCTGGACGGAATATCGAACTTCCTTGGCTCTATCTCGTCATGGTCGCCGGGCAGTAATCACGAACAGGGCGGCCTAGTCGTCGGCAACCGGCATTCGTCCGGCGGTGTCGGCATCAATGTCGAAGGCGGCGAATTCGTCATGAGTCGGCGCGGTGTGGCAACGGCCGGGCTCGGTACTTTGTACGCCATGAATAGCGGCGGCGTCACCAACGACAATTACAGCAGCGCAAATATTGCAGCGATCAGAAGTCTGGAGCGGACGCTAGTGCGCTGCATGAAAGTGATGATCGACACGCAAATGCTGGCGGCAAGCGTCACGGCCGAACCGCTGAGAGAGGCCAACAAACTAAGTCGCTCGCGGCGGGGCGAGAAAAAAGGCCGCGTGATCTTTCTCGTGGAATTCGACGTGCACGACGGCGTCTCGACGAGCAAGCTCTACGTCGCCACGCACGGCGTGCGTTCCGGCCCGGCCGATGTGCCGGCCAATCAATTCTATCGCCCGCGGCTGGCGTCGGTCGGTCGGCTTGAGCGATCGATGTTCGGCAACGGCGACGGCGTCAGCGGGGGCACCACCGGCGGCCAGTCCGAGGTCGGGTTCGGCAACATATCGGTCTTCAACGGCGCGCCCGGCGGCTATGAGGAATTCATCGATGAGTGGAAAGACTACGCCTTCCGCTTTGTCACTATCTACAGCCTGACGACGCAGACGGAACCCTTCGCGCAGCGGATGACGCGGTTTGTCGGCACGGTCGAGAATCTGGTGTCGACCAATGCGCTGGAGCAATTCGACATCATCATTCACGATCGGCTGCAGGATTTGGACAAGCCGCTGCTGGTCAACAAATATCTCGGCACCACGACCAGCGGCGGGCAGGGCACTGTCGATGGCGACACCGATCTGAAAGATCAGATCAAGCGCAAGCTGTGGGGCACGGTCCACAACGTCGCCTGTGTCGATGTCAATCACTTCGATCTCGTTTGGCAAGTCAGCGATGGGCCGGTCGTGTCGATCGCCGTTTACGACGGCGGCATCGCGCTCACGAACGATGGCGACGTCGGCAATCTGACGGCCCTGTTCGCCGCGAGCGTTCTTCCAGGGCACTACGTCTCGTGCGTCTCGCTTGGCCTGTTTCGGTTGGGGACGGCCGCGGTCGGCGCGGTCACCGCCGATGTGGTCGAGGGCACCAACGCAGCGGCGCGAACGGCGGGGCAGATCGCGCGCCGCATGATGCAGTGGTTTCAATCCATGTATCCGGGATCGACGGTTGTCCTGTCGCTCTCGGATGTGACCGCACTCGATGTGCTCAATTCCGCCGAATGCGGCGTCGTCGTCAGCGATACCGAAAGCGCCTTGAGCGCCATCATGCGCGTGCTCAATTCGGTCGGTGCTTGGATGCTGCCACAGAGCGATAATTCTTCCATGTTCGATTGCGGCCGGTTCGATCTGCCAACTGGGTCGCCGGTTACATCCTACGATTTTGACGACAACATCGGCGGCAATCCCGAGCGGATCGAATCCGGTGACGACAGCAAAGGCGTGCCGGCGTGGAAGGTCATTGTTCGCTACGATCAATTGGACGTCGTGCAAACCAGCGGCGATCTGTTCGGGCAAGTGGTCGAAAGCAATCCGCTGCGCGCGCAGTATCTGGCGCAGGAATGGCGGCAGGCCAGCGCTGAGGACGCCAGCGTTCTGATCAAGTGGCCGCACGCCCCGACCATCACTGTGGACACCCGCCTATTGACGCAAGCCGCTGCTCAGGCAGAAGCAAATCGGTTGCTCACGATTTACAGCGGTCAGCGTGATATCTGGCGGATCACCGTTCCGATGTCGGAAGACACTGCCGACGATCCCGGCGTCGGCGAAGTGGTCGAACTAAGATCGAGGTCCGGTCGCATGGGGCTCGGGGCCGAAGTCGGCAATGGCGAGATATACCGCGTGCTCGGGCGGATCGATGATTTCGACGACGTGGCCACACTGACGCTGACGCTCTATGGCTGACTCCAACATCACAGTTTCTGGTTTGACCGCCACCGGTGAGGCGAACCAAATCACATTGGCATGGGATACTCCGCTCGATCCCAACGTCAACGGCCTGCCCTACCTGCGTTTCGACGCGACCGAAGTTTGGAAAAACAGCACCAACAACCGGGACGCGCCGCAGTTCGTTGGTGAGACGTCCGGCAATATCTTTACCCATCGCGGCGTTCCCCGCGGCGCTAGTTACTACTACTGGGTCAGACCACGCGATCGCTCGCACCTCTATGGCGAGTGGTTCCCGGCATCACCGACCGCCGGCGTCGTCGGTACCGAGGCGAACGTCGTCGACGCGGTGCTGCAGCCGAACGGCTTCATGCGTTACCCAGATGGAAGGGTCGAGGAATGGGGTCAGACGATCAGCCAGAGCGCGGTGCTTAGTGCTACCGATGCCGAAGACCAATCTTACGACGGCGTCGTTGAGCACACCTTTCAGACTACGTTCGCCGAAGTGTTCGGCATCCATGCCATCGCAAAGCTTGAGCTTGATTATCTGCCGCCCGAAACCGTTCTGCCTTTCGACATCAATAACGTGATCGTCAGCGTGGTTTTGCTCACGACGACTCAGATGCGGCTAAGGGCGGTGCTCGCCCAAAATGGCGCGGAAGTGCAATTCACCGCGTTAAACGGCATCCGGGTTTACTGGCGGGTGTTTGGAACATGAGCTACTTCACCCTCTATCACACCAACAAGATCGACAGCGCGCAGCTTGGCGGCGGCGCGTGGCAACCGAATTTGCCGCTGGCGAACCTGTACAACCCGACTCCGACGCGACGAGCGCGTTCGGTCGATACGCAGTTGGTCAGTACGCAATTCACGATAGCGATGGCGGAACCGCTGATCGCTCGCGGCCTGCAAATCATCTCAACCAACCTCTCATCCGCCGCGCAATATCGCATCTCCTGGTACAGCGATATCAATTTCACCATCTTGCTTGGCACAACCAACTGGATCGCGGTCGGCAACAGCATCGACTGGACCAACGTTCTGGAGTGGTTCGATTGGTTGGATGTGAATTTCTGGCTTGGGGCCGAGCCGTTCTTTGATCCGGACGGTCAAGGCCGCGACATCAGGCACAATTTTACGACCGCAACGTCAGTGCAGTATATGAAGATTGAGTTCGACGACACCACCAACGCCGAGGGCTATATCGAGGTCGGCTATGTGTTCATCGGCACGCCGTTTATTCCGTCGATCAACGTCGCCGTTGATCCGACCTTCGCCCGGCTCTCGCTGACATCGGTGCAGGAGACGGTCGGCGGTAGCCAGTATTTCAATCGGCGCGCGTCACGCAAGCGGCTGGCGGTCACATGGCCGCTGCTGCCGAAAGAGGAAGTGCTCGGCGATATCGATCAGATCATCGAAATCCACGATATCGACCGGCCGGTCTACGTCGATCTCGATCCCGAAAGCACGACAAGCGGTCGCAAGACCGCATTCCTCGCACGCATTCAGCAAATGCCGGAAATACGACTGATCCAAGCCTATCTCGACAGCGACACCGGGGCCGCAATCGGCTTCGATTTCATACAGGTGCTGTAGCCATGGCATTCGATTGGGGTACAGATATCAATCAGCCGACCGAGGACGCGATCAATCGGTTGGATGATTACAACTCGAACAACTTCAACCCGGCCACGAACCCTCTAGGGCTCGCCGGCGGCGGGCATATTACCAACTTCCCCGCCGCCCTTGCGGACACCGCGCAGGTCGCCGATGGGTTCGCGCTGTTCGCTGACCTTATGGTCACCTATGCCAACTCGGCGTCGGCGTCGGCGGTCTCCGCGGCGGCTGCGGTCGCCAACCTATCCGGCACCTCGACGTCAAGCGTGGCGATCTCGACCGGCTCAAAATCATTTGCGACGCAGGCCGGCAAGACGTGGCCCGCCGGCAGCTATCTGCTGATCTCGTCGGACGCCAATCCGACCACACACTGGATGGTGCTGCAGGTCACGTCCTATTCGGGCACTGCGTTGCAAGGCACCTGCGTCCAGTTCTCGGGCTCAGGCTCGCGCGCCGACTGGACCATCCGGGCGACCGGCGTACCGGGACGGTCAGGCGCGTTGGCTTATCTGTGGTCGACGGTCACAACGGTGTCTCCGACCGATCCAGGCACCGGCAAACTGCGGTTCAATGCGGCGGTTGGCTCGGCAACGGCAGTCTATATTTCTGAGACTGATTTCGACGGCAACGCACTCGGGCCGTTGCTCGCGACGTGGGGTGCATCACTGTCGTCGACCAAAGGCCGCTTGTATATCCGCAGCATCACACAGCCGACCAATTTTGCCATCATCGATTTGACTTCGGGCGCTACCGACAACGGCGTCTACGATTCGTTTGCTGCCACTTCAGTTTCCAGCGGCGGCACGCTCGCCGATGGGATGCAAGTCGGTGTGATATTTGTGCCGAACGGCGATCCCGGCTCGACCGGCCCATCCGGCCCGAGCTACGCCGCGACCAGCACGACCAGCCTGACGATCGGCACTGGCAGCAAGGTCTTCACGACACAGACCGGGCTGGCCTATCAGGTCGGCACGCGCGCCCGTGCCACCGATGCCGCCAATACGACGAACTGGATGGAAGGCGTCGTCACCGCGTACAGCGGCTCATCGCTTACGCTCAACGTCGATGGGACCAGCGGCTCGGGCACCATCGCCAATTGGAACTTGAGCGTCGCGGGCGAGCGCGGTCCGACCGGCACGACCGGCGCGGCGGGCGACGATGCTGGGTTTGAGTTTCAATTCAATAGCACTACCTCCGGTGACCCCGGCAGCGGCAAATTCCTATTCAACCACGCGACGTTCGTACCAAACGCTACGGCGTGGCATGTTAGTGAAACCGACAACAACGGATTGAACATTCGCGCGCTGCTGGACGCGATCGACAACGGCACCGGCACCAACAAGATTTTGGTGTTCGTGATTAAGCAAGGCGGCGCGGCATACTTTTCATTCTACGTCACGTCGGCGCTCGCTGATGCCGGTGCTTACGACACGTTCAACATCACGCCGATCTCGACCGCCGGAACGATCGCGAACAACGACACCTTCCACAGTCATCACCGATCCCGCTTGAACCGGGGGCCACGGGTGCAACAGGTGCGGCAGGACCGACGACCGCGCCGACATGGCTATTTGATAGCGGTACAGACGCAAGCGGTTTGGCGGCCAACGAATTTGCGCTGAACAGCGCGACCATGTCGTCTGTCAATACCTTGTTCATCAGCGAGACGGGCGTCGGCGGAAGCGATCTCTCGACCTATCTCCTGTCGTGGGATGACTCCACAAACAGCGCTCATCGCGGAACGCTGTTCATCGTCCAAACGACAGACGCATCCAAGTACGCGATCTTCACGACCGGCACCGTCACCGATCTCGGTGCTCATGACACGGTTGCATTGACATACGTCTCGGGGCCGGGTGGGTTTACGGCAGGACAGGCTTGCGCATTCGCCTTCACCCGCTCGGGCAATGCCGGCGCTGGTGCTGGCGACGTTGTTGGTCCCGCGTCCGCAACCAACATGGCCGTCGCGCTTTATGACGGCGCGACCGGCAAGCTGCTGCGAAATAGTTCGGTCGACCAAACAAGCGGCGCGCTCTCGCCGATCACGACCGACACTGTCACGCTCGGCACGACCGCTAAGATGTGGTCCGACATCTTCCTCGCGAGCGGCGCGGTCATCAACTACAACAACGGTAACGCGACCATCACGCATTCATCCGGCGTGATCAATGTCACCGTTGGCGATCTCCAAGTCACCACAGCGGAAGCAATGCATCGTCCGTGGTGACGGTCGGCGGCACGCAGACACTCACCGGCAAGACGTTCACCAGTCCTGTCATCAACACGCCTACCGGCATCGTCAAGGGTGACGTCGGGCTCGGCAACGTCGACAACACCAGCGATGCCAATAAGCCGATCTCTACGGCAACGCGGGCCGCGCTCGACATCCGATCCGACGTGCGCGTGCGGGCATGCTCGACGACCAACATCACCATCGCCACAGCACTCAATAACGCCGACAGCCTCGACGGCGTCACCCTCGCGACCGGCGACCTCGTGCTTGTGGCTGGCCAATCATCGGCTGGTGAAAACGGCATCTATGTCGTCGGCGTGACGCCGACGCGGCATACAGAATATGCGACGTTCAACGCGCATCCTGGCGCATGGGTCGCGGTGCAGGAAGGCACCACTAACGCCGATACGACTTGGTTATGCACCGCGAACACCGGCGGCACGCTCAACACGACCGCACTAACATTCTCGCAGCAAGGCGGCCCGTCCGGCGCTGGCGGGCGCTCGGTGTTGCTCGCGGCCGATCAAACGGCCTTGCAGTCTGCCATCGGCCTGACGATCGGGACCAATGTGCAAGCCTTCGATGCGCTGCTGACGTCAATCGCCGGGCAGGCGATGATTGCCGATCGCTACCTTTACGGCACCGGCACCGACACGGTGACGCTCGGTACCATCACGACGTTCGGCCGCAGTCTGGTCGACGATGCTGATGCCACGACTGCGCTCACCACGCTCGGCATTCCAACGTCAACATTTATGAAGACGGTGCTCGACGACACCGACGCAACAACCGCTCGCGGCACATTGGGTGCTAACGACGCAAGCAATCTATCAACGGGCACGCTGCCAGATGCGCGGCTCTCGTCTGCGGCGACGCCGTTCGGCAAGCAGGCGATCTATATTCCCGCCACCGCCATGTTTCCAAGAGCGACAAACGGGCCATCCGTTGGCAATGCTGTGACAGTCACGAATAGCGTCCAACTGCAGACGCTAGACTTCGATGCTTCGTTCAACCCCGGCGAGGTCGCATATTTCGGCTGGCGAATGCCCGCCTCATGGAACGAAAGCACGGTAACGTTCCAGCCAGTATTCAGTCAGCTTACGACTTCGGCCGGTGGCGTCGTATTCGAGTTGGCAGCGGTTGCTGCGTCAGATGGAGACACCTTTGATGCGGCTTACGGCACCGGGCAAACGTCCACCAAGACTGCTGGCACACTCAACATCTGCTACATCGGCGCGGAGAGTGCCGCGATAACTGTTGCCGGTACACCAGCCGCTGGCGACTTCGTTCACTTCCGAGTCACACGTCTTACGCAAAACGCGAGTGACACCTTGGCGATAGATGCGCGCCTTGAAGGAATTACACTCTTCATCACGACAGACGCAGGACACGACTAATGGCTACCTATGCAAAGGTGCAAAGCGGCAACACGATCCTTGAATATCAAGAGTTCAGTTCGATGGGTGATCAATCGCTCATTTCGCCGAACAAGCCGAAATGGTTGCCTGTGGTCGAAGAGAACGCGACCTATGATCCGGTAACGCAGGTTCGCGCTGAGCCGCCGCAGGTCATTATCGAAGCCGCACGCGTCGTCTGGCGCTACACCTTGCGCGCGAAGACCACTGCCGAAGTTGACCAGATGCGTACCGGCAAGATCAACGGCGTGCACAATGAAGCGACAACACGCCTGACGCCGAAGGCTGGCGCGGCCGGATCGCAACAACTTCAAGCGCTCACCGCGCTAGTGCAGTTGCTGTACAAATACACCGATCGAACGTCGTGGAGCGCGCCTGACAAGACCACGGTCACGAACATGATCAAGCGCGTGCAAGACGCGCAATCGATGCGCGTGGCCGAAGACGACAAGGTCAGCGAATTGCAAGTGATGACCGACCCCGTCTTGATCAGCGCTTACGATCCGAAAGCCAATTGGCCGGCTGCATAGGGACTCCGCTCAATGCTGACCATGCTCGCGCGCACCGCGCAGGTGCGCAACAATCCGACCGTGGCTGCTGCTGCAGCGCACAGCAATCTGACGTTTCGCGCAGCGACGTTTGATGAAACGACAGCAGCCTCTAACACTTTTACCTCGCAAGCCATAGGGACAGCCGCTTCCGATAGATGGGTCATTATCACGGCGGCCGTGCAATCTTCTCCTTCTGGTGCCATAACCTGTACCGTTGGGGGAATATCTGCCACGCGCGTTGCGACCGGGTTTCAGGCTTCCATTGGTATTGATGCTGCTATTTTTGCCGTGAACGTGCCGACCGGGACCACTGCAAATATCGTGTTTACTAGCGGCGGCACTGGCTTTCGATGGCAGTTTGCTTATTGGACCGTCAACATGGCGGTTGGCACCACAACCTTCACCGGTGTCAATAATTCCGGTGCCGCAAATAGTGTTGCTATCTCTAGCGTTCTTGTGAATGCAAATGGTTTTGCAGTTGGAATGGCCTTCGAATCAGGCGCTGGTTCTGACATTGCAATGTCGGTCAGCGCACCGTTTGTGGAGCAAGCAGAACAATTCACCACTTCTGCTATGAATTTTGAGTATGTCCATGTTGACACCGTTGCCTCTGTCAACACGACTGTAACCTTCACCATGACTGGTGCTACTGCTGATGGCAACGCTGCCATCATTGCGTCGTGGGCATAGCATGGCGCGCCAAAGGTAAACACCAATGACCAAGAGCATCGTGATCTCATCCGGCCACGGTAAGAAAATCCGTGGCGCGTCTGGCTACCTCGACGAAGTCGACGAAGCCCGGCGCGTCGTCGAGAAGGTCGCAACCTATCTGCGCAATGCGGGCGTCACCACGACGGTCTTCCACGATGACGTCAGCACGACGCAAAGCGACAACCTCAATCGCATCGTGAATTTCCACAACAGCCAGCCGTCGCATGATCTCGACGTGTCGGTGCACTTTCAATGCATATCAAACGACCAGCAAGCCGATGGGAAGCGAGGTGCTTTACGTATCATCGGCGGGCAGCGAAGTTGCTGACGATGTGGTCGATGCGATCTGCTCGGCGTCCGGCCTGATCAATCGCGGGCCAAAGAAGCGCACCGATCTCAAGTTCCTAAATGCCTGCGACGAAGTCTCGGTCCTGATCGAAACCTTGCTTTCGTCGACTCGAAGGCAGACGAAGGCATCTACGAAGCCAAGTTCGATCCGATCTGCCGCGCGATCGCCGAGTCGCTTGCCGGCAAGGCCATCGCCCCAGTGCCCGAACCCGAGCCGCCCGGCCCGCCGGTAGAGCCGGGCGATCACCCGACGATCGGCAAGGGCGACACCGGACCGGATGTCGCACAGGTGCAGACCGTGCTCGGCATTATCCCGGCGGACGGTGACTTCGGCTCGATCACCGAGGGCGGCGTCAAAGGCTTCCAGCGGGCGACCGGGCTCGGCGCTGACGGCATCGTCGGGCCGGACACTTGGGACGAACTCGACGACTTGGAGTCGCGCAAGACCAATGGAGTCGAACCCCTGTCGCCCAAGCTCATCGCCGATATCTGCGACGCAGTCGAGCGTTCGGAGATCGCAAATTACAACTGGAACAACCGGGGCAAGATGCCGCTCGGCTATACGCAGGGCGTTGCCCTGTGCTTCGCGCTCGCGCAGAAATGGCTGGCCGATGTCGATCCGGCGGCGGTGCGCATGGCGCGCAAGAACACCGGCAATGAAGATAAGGACGTGCTGGCTTGGTACGACGAGAAATTCGACGCGCTCGGCATGGATAACAGCAGGACGGTATCGACACGCTGCGGCACCTGTTCGCGCTCATGCTCGGGCTTGGTCCTCGCGAGTCATCTGGCCGATACTGCGAGGGCCGTGACATGTCGGCTTCCAATGTGCAGAGCGACACGGCGGAAGCCGGCATGTATCAGACGTCATGGAACATCCGCTCGTGCGACTCGGCGATCGCGCCGCTGCTGGCGGAATTCTGGGAAAACCCCAACGGCTTCCTGATGGAGTTTCAGGAGGGCGTCAAACCGGACGCGAACGATCTCGACAACTTCGGCAGCGGCGATGGTGCCCGATATCAGTTCCTCTCAAAGTATTGTCCTGTGTTCCATGCCTTCGTGACCGCACTCGGGCTGCGCTCGCTTCGCCAGCATTGGGGTCCGATCAATCGCCGGGAAGTCGAGCTAAAGGATCAGGCCAACGAGATGCTGTTGGAGGTCCAGCGGCTGGTCGGCGAAGAGCCGCCGATAGAGCCGCCAATCCCGCCGACTGATGTTGTGCCGACGATCACCATCACCATCGATCCGCCCGGCAGTGCGCGCGTGGTCATCGTGGGCGGCGCGACAGACGTTGAGATGATGTGATGCCCGGCCCGGTCGAGGAAGCCGGCTCGACAGCGCGAACGCTGATCGAGTCGCTCACCACGACGCCGATGATCTTGGCGCTCGTCGGTGTTCAACATTTTCTACATCGGCTTTTCAACTTGGTTGCAGCACGAGCAAGGCAAGCGGTTCACCGATAATCAAGCGATTTGGGAGAGGCTGACAGAGAAGGCGATGGCAAGCTGTCAGCCAAAAATAGGGAGCGATAATGGCCGGACCAGTCGAGGAAAGCGCAAAAGTTTGCAAGCGGCTTAGTACCGCGCTCGGCTAGTCAGCCGGTTTCTGCTGGTGCAGTCCGCCTATCATCGCGGGCGTGGTGTTCATTCTATACGCGCAGGGCACGCGCAGCTTTTCCGAGCGTGAAGCGCTGTTGAAATCAATCTTTGATTCACAGCAGAACGTCCGTGAAATTCTATCACGGTGCATCGTGCCGGAAAGACGCAGGCGATCTTAACGGCAACGACGTGGCCTCGTCACCAATCAAAGATTCACATGTTGTTCAAGGTGCCACCATGAACCGAGTCCCGCTCACTGTCTGGATCGCCGGCGCGATCATCCTTGGCCTGATCGTCATTGCGCTCGTCGGCTACGGCGCGGGGCTGTGGGAGGTCGAACCATAAGATGGAAAACGGTGCACTCGCAGCGTTGTGTTTCTGGCTAGTCGGATGGCCTCTCATGGTCGTAGGGATCGTGTGGCTGATACTGTAGGAGAGTGATCATGAACCTGCTCGTCAGTTTCCTTTACCTGCTGCTGCACATTGCGGTCATCATCCTGATCGCCGCGTGCATTCTGTGGGTGCTGAAATGGCTCGGGATCGGGATTGATCCACTGGTCTACAAGGCCGGACAAGCCGTCGTCGCCTTGCTTATCTAATAGCAGTCGTGGTGTGGGTGTCGGGCTTGCTCGGCTACTCGACGGCTACCCGTGGCTACGCTGACGCTCCCGTCTCAACTCATATGAAGGCAACGGATCGCCGAAGACGATCATCGATTTCACTTCCTTCACGGTCGTGTCGAAGATTAGCACGTCGAGGCTATCGCCGGTGATCCTCAACGCTGCTGCTTCGTATGGCTGTGTAAGGAAGAGGTCTTTGAGTTTGCCGTCATAATTGCTGATGGCGATGATGTCTTCGCCTGGGTTCCCAATTCGTAAGCCCATCGAAACCTGCAACCAGATGCTTGGCATCCAACATGAACACGTCTCTTACGCCATCAGTGCCGGTATGATTGCCGCCGTTGGCTCCGTCGTAATGCAGCACGGTCGGGATTGTGTCGGGCAACTTGGAATGTTTCATTTGAAGCTCCAGGGTTTAGGGGCGCGACCAACGCCCAATATGTAATTCGTAGCGCAACTTCTTCGCCTCCCAAGCCCCCGGTCTTCTCGCCGGGGTTTTTTTTTCGTCTAAAATCCGGCCGCTCGTAAGGCCCCGCAAGTCCTACCCTTGGGCGTCCGCGCCCAAGGGGTTCCTATCGCAGCGGCATCTGGCAAGCGATTAGCAGGAACGCCAGCAGGCTGATCAGCACGATCGCGTTCATTCACACGGACTCCTGTTCCCCGGCAGGCTTCGCCGCCTTTGCTATCGCTTTCCATCGCGGCAAATGCGGCCCCCGCAAGATGTCCGCGATCGGGTCCGGCGTGCTCTCCCATTCAATCCGCAACGCCTCCCATCCCCGCGCCGCCGCTGCAGCGCACCGCTCCATGTGCGCCGCGACCAGATCGGAATCCACTTCATCACCGACGTCCATCTCGGCTTGGTCAAAATCTTCCTCCGGTGGCGATACCGGCGCAGTCCTAGCCACACCGCCCTTCGCCCACTCGGCAAGCTTGCGGCCAATCTCTTCATCCAGCGGCTTGCTTTTCTCAAACACCGCCTCGAACTGCTTCGGCAGCTTCATCATTAATTTTTCGCCGATCTGGTCCGATCTCCACGTCGGCACGCCGCCCGCCTTCGGCAACAACAGGCAATTCGTTGTCATCTCAAACAGCAGTTCGTCGCCAGCGATTGGCATCCATCCGAGTTCAATCGGATTGCCGCCGGGCTTGGGCTTGATCTTTTCTTTCGCCCGGAAACAGAAAATCAAATCGACATTGAGTTGCAGGATGCCGCTGATCATCTGCCCGCGCAGGTACGCCGGCTTGATCCAAGCGGCCATTTTCACGCGCTCACGCTTGGCCATATCGTTGCCAGCCATGCGCTCTACTTCGGCGTCTTGCGTTTGCAGATAGCCGCCAGGGCCGGTGTGCTCATGCGACATCGAGTCGATGATCACAACCTTCGCGCCCTTTGCCACGCAATGACGAATGGCCGCGAGATAATCGAGCGAGCCGAACGGCGGATCAAACTGGATGTGTTGGAATTTGAAATCATCGGCGTAGTGCAGGCTTCGTCTTGCTTCGCTGTCGACGACATAGATGTCCCCGCCGACCACTTGCTGAATGCCGGTCGCGAGCCGCAGGGCCGAATAGGTCTTGCCCGATTCCACTCGGCCCCATCAGCCGACCAAGATTGGAACTTGCTCACGAACCGCCGGCTTGTCTTCGAACTTGCGTACAGGTGCGGTCATATCATTCCTCAGAACGTTGCGTTGCGTTGCGGGGCGTGGAGAAGCGGGGCGCAGCGAAGAGTGGCGGCGCGAAGCGTCGCGAAGAGGGGCGTAGCGACGCGCGGCGTGGCGATGAGAGGCGATGCGGCGCGGTGGGAAATCGCCAAACAAAACTTGCGTTGCGTTGCGGGGCGTGGAGAAGCGGCGAGGAGCGCAGCGATGCGGTTGAGGTGCGCAGCGCGGCGTGGCGTAGCGTGGCGGCGCACTGCGAAGCGCCGAGAGGCGTGGCGACGCGAGGCGAAGCGGCGAGCGGCGATGCGGCGCGTCGCGAAATTGCCAAACCAAAACGTTGCGTTGCGTCGCGCTGCGGAGAGCGGCGGGGCGTTGCGCCGCGGTGCGGGGCGCGGAGATGCGTTGCGGGGCGTGGCGGGGCGCTGCGAGGCGCAGAGACGCGATGCGAAGCGGCGAGACGCGGGACGACGCGACGCGATGCGGCGCGGAGAGTGGCGCTGCGACGAGTAGCGCTGCGGCGCGAGGCGGTGAGATGCGTGGCGTGGCGGCGTGATGCGCTGCGATGCGTCGCGTTGCGAGGCGTCGCGTTGCGTCGCGGAGCGCGGCGTTGTTCATTTCAGATTCTTCGGGCTTAAAGAGATCGCCCATTCAATCGCCGTAAACGCGGGCAAATCGTTGGATGTGCCGCGCGCTACCCTTTCCATCTTGCGTCGCGTCGCGCGCGACAAGGCGTCGAAAGCCAACTCACGTTGAATGCAATCAACGCCAAACCGCGTCTGTTGATCGGCGTCAAGCTGGCGTAACTCTACGACTTCGGCTTGGGTGCCGCCGCGCTTCAACTTGCTACGCGCGCCCATCAACCAAAACTTAGGCAAGCGTTCCGCTATTTCGAGGTCGGTCAGTCGTTGCACTCCGACGCGCGGCTGTACGCAAACCCAAACCTGATTATGGTCGCGCTGCAAAAGTTTTCGAGCGGAGATCAGTTTTGCATAGCGCGCGTCGACCTTGTCGCCAATCAACGTCGACAGATCGGTGTACGTTACGAGTGCGCCCTTGTCGTTCAAGCGCAGATAATTGATAAGCTGCTCGGTTTCTTTGGATCGTTCAAACATTGTTTTTGCCATTTGACATTCCTTCAAAATCAAGTGGGCTTGCGATGCGTGGCGCGGAGACGAGATGCGAGGCGCGGCGCTGCGGGGCGCTGCGGAGCGGTGCGGAGAGCCGCGTTGAGCGGTGCCGTGAGGCGTTGCGTTGCGTTGCGAAGCGGCGAGTTGCGCGGCGTTGCGCTGCGCTGCGAAGCGATGCGGCGCGGCGTTGTTAAATTTTTACATCGGCCCACTCGAATTTCGAAACCTTAAATCTGCCGTTAGTGCCGCCTTTTTCCGGTCTGAAGCGACCAATACCAACGACCATACCGGCAGTTTTGCAGTGGTGCTCGAAAATCGCTTCGGTAATTAGATCGTCCAAAATCGTAAAACTCGCAACACCGTGCCATTTATCAAACACCGGAAAACGACGCGGGACACGTTTGCCGCCGCCGCGTTCGCCCGTGCTGCTTGCGCTGATCGTGACCATCTCGGCGTCATCCGGCTTGAGCGGCTTCCCATTGCTGATGGGCACATCGCTATCGCAGATCACGCCGCTGGCAAAGAATGATTTGTACGTTGCGCCGCGTCGGTTCGGTACTTTCAAACCGAGTTTGAACGCGGCTGTGTCGAGGCATTGCTTGAGCCCCATGGCCGGGATCGCAACGACGCCGTCGCGGCCGACCGTGCATTTCTTGCGCCATGTCCGGCGGTCGTAATCGTCGTGACTTTCGCGATCGAGCATGGGCGCGTCGTGCTGTGCCGATTGCGAATAGGGACTGCCGGGGATGTTTTCGATAAAGACCTTAACCTGTCGCATTTTAGTTCTCCTGTTGCGTTGGGTTGAATCGAGTTGCGTTGCGATGCGGGGCGCTGAGTTGAGCTGCGCAGAGAGGCGTTGCGAAGCGCAGAGCTGCGCGGCGCTGCGGAGAGACGCGGGGCGTGGCGTGGCGCTGCGATGCGGTGAGGAGCGTTGCGTTGCGTTGCGGTGCGGGGCGCAGCGAGGCGGGGAGACGCGGTGCGAGGCGCGGGCAAAATTGACAAACCAAACTTGCGTTGCGTTGCGTGGAGAAGCGCTGCGGGGCGCTGCGAAGCGCTGTGGAGAGCCGCGGTGCGCGGCGGCGCGTGGCGTTGCGCTGCGGTGCGATGCGAAGCGTGGCGTTGCGACGCGGTGCGTCGAGCGGTGGAGAGGGGCGTCGCGACGCGAGGCGCGGCGGGGCGAGGCGTTGCGTCGCGTAGAGCGATGCGCCGGAAAATACAAACAAATGAAACATGCGTTGCGTTTGCGCTGCCGTGCGTGGCGCTGCGAAGCGCCGAGCCGAGTTGCGGGGTGCGGCGATGCGATGCGCGGCGTCGAGCAGAGTGGCGCAGCGGGGCGTTGCGCTGCGAAGCGTTGCAGGGAGTCGAGCCGAGTAGCGGGGCGTTGCGTAGCGTCGCGCTGCGAAGCGACGCGAAGAGTCGCGCAGCGACGTGGCGAGATGCGTGGCGTAGAGAAGCGTAGCGTCGCGGTGCGCTGCGATGCGAGGCGTTGCGCCGCGAGGGCTTGCGTTGCGCGGCGACGCGGCGCGGTGAAAAAGAAAGGACAAAAACGAAAACTTGCGATGCGATGCGTTGCGATGCGCTGCGGTGCGATGCGGCGAGCAGCGGAGCGTCGCGGGGAGGTGCGTGGCGTTGCGAAGCGTAGCGGCGCGGGGCGGTGAGACGCGAGGCGTTGCGTCGCGAGGCGATGCGGAGAGGCGCGGCGCGATGCGCTGCGGCGCGATGCGGAGCGCCGCGACGCGCCGCGATGTAAAGTGTGATCATGTCTCGCGCTCGATCTCTCTTGCGAGCCATTCGTTTTCTGCCCATGCGGGCAACTCGGGACGCTGGATTTGCAACGGATAAGCAGGCCAGTTATTTTCGGCCATGCACCGTTCCCAAATCTCAACCGCCACGGCGAGCATCTTCCTGCCCATCGTTTGCACGGCTTCGGACATCTCGCAAACTTGCAAAGCGTGCGGCGGCACTGTCTCTTGAAGAATAAACAGATAGTGCCGCCGCCCCGTGGTGTCTGGTGACAATACGTCCAGCCCACGACGAGCCATTGCAGCTTGGATCGGCCAGCCCGCGCTATGCATGATGCGACCGAGATTTTGCGGGGCAGAGTTCAGATTGGTCGATTTGTAATCGACGAACGTCAGTTCATCGGCAGTGAGCCAATCGACCATCTGCCTAAGCCATACGCCGGACTCTTCCCAGGCCATGACGAGTTCGCCGGCACCGAGCTTCGAATTGAACAAGCCGGACAGGCCGCGCGCGTCGAGTTGCAAGAGGGCGGTGGCGACCATTTCAGCCGCGCGCTCATACTGCGATTGCAGCACAGCTTGCTTGCCGGCCAACGCGGCTTCCTCGCGCGCTTCCTTGGCCGCCTTCGTTAGCCAGTTGTCAAACGGTATCGGTACGATTTCCTTGCCTCGCCCGATCAGCATCGCGTGCGCGGCCGTGCCGAGATCAAACTGTTTATCGGTATTGCGCTCGTAATTCGGATTGAGCCTTGGATGCTGATACCAAGCGTGCAACGGCGACTTGTCGAGCAACACCTTCGCCAGCGATTGATTCAGCGACGGCTTCGGACACGGGTCCGAATGATATTCCTCGATCGGCATGTCGGGGTAAAAACCGGGCTCGGTGATCATCAGCGTTTCCCGCATTTCATCACGCGACTCCCGTGAACCGCTTGATCTTCGCCTCTGCCCGTCGCAAGGCGTCCCATTGAAATTTCGGCCATTCGTCGAAGCTGCCGACCTTATGCACAAACTCCAATGCCGCCTCGACGGCGATCAGTTCAAGAACGGTGAATGACATTTTCCCCTCCAGCACCGCGACGATTTCCTTGCGCTTCGATGCGTCGAACGTCCAGCCGCCTTGCCGCTGTCCATGCCAGTAGGCGCGCATCTTGCGACGCGCAGTCTTGGGCGACATGTTGAGCGATCGGGCGATATCAGCGAGGCTGATCTTCGCGGATTTGGTAGCAGGCTTTCTCCCCATCATCTCATCATCCTCCCGACGATTTCGAACCATGCGACGATGTTCGCGAGCACAAGCATGAGCGCGACAAGTTCAAGCGCGGCTGTGGAGCGGTCGCGTTCGAACATCATGCCGGCGTTTCCTTTTCGAGCAAGCCGACCTGCACCGCGTATTCGAGCAACGCCTCAAATGTCAGCGGCTCCAGATAAACTTTGTGAGTGCCGTTCTCACGCGGCGCGCGCAACTTGATCATGAAGCCGTCGAAGCTGGCCCAGAGCCCGTCGCCGAGATATTTTTCCTCAGTCATGGGGTTATTTCTTCACTCTGATTTTGTGCAGTGAGACATAGGCTCGGCGCGACCGCCGATTCCCGTTAGGATCAGGCCGCTTCATCTTGACTGCAACTCGCGCCATCCGCCCAGTGCGCGCTTCGGAAACAATGCCGGCTTGGTTACCGCTACTTTTACCCTGACTCATTGCCAACCTCCTTCGAAATGAACCTCGTCGAGTATGTCTATCACGCGCTCAAGGGCGTGCTTGGCCAACGCATCACGTTGCTCGAATGACATGTCTTGCGCGGAGGGATGATCGCGCAGCGCAATGATCCTGGCGTTGCGTTCTTCGCGGCTGATTTTGCCCCGCAGGAACAACAGGATGATTGTTTCATATTGTCTCGATAGCTCGGCGCTCATTGCCAATAATCCCTCCTATTGCAAAGTCACGATGCACCATGTATAGTTCGCCGTCAAGATGGCCCACGAAAAAAAACTGTACAAATGAGATTGTTGACGTATTGTAGAGGACACAATGGGTACAGTCGCCGAGCTATTCGACGCCTTCGATGGCCCCGCCAATATTGGGAGGGCGATCGGCGTCACGACTGAGCACGCCGCTGCGATGAAGCGTCGTCGATCGATCCCGGTCCCGTATTGGCCGAAGCTGATCGCGGCGGCACGGGAGCGCCGAATTTCGGGCGTAACGTATGAGTCGCTGACCTATCTGCATGCCGAGCGTGCCGAGTCGTGAATAGGCGGGGATCATGCCGTTTGATGGGACGCCTGTCCGCCGCCCGGATTGGGAATTCACATGGGATGAGGCCGCGATCGAGCGGCTAAAGGAGCTTCACGCCAGCGGCATGACGGGACAGCAGATCGCCGACGAGTTGGGCTGCGGCTCGCGATCGGCCGTCCTTGGCAAGCTCGACCGGCTGCGGCGGGCGGAATTCAAGCGGACCGTCGCCGACACAGGCGGCGGGACGCAGCGGGCAATTGCGGCGCGGGTAGCGCGGGAGGCGCGCGCCCCGTTGAGGAAGGCGCGACCCATGGCAATGCCCGAGCCGATACCCGAGCCGATACCCGAACCTGAACCCGAGCCCGGTCCCGTGACCATCATTGGGTTACGTGATTGGTCCTGCCGCTGGATCATCAACGACGACGTCAGCCGTGCGCTTTACTGTGGACGGCCGCGCGACCCCGACTCGACGGGATGCTACTGTAGCGAGCACCGGCGGATCGCCTATGTGCGCTCCCCGGCACCACGCTCACAGCCATCTTACCGGCAGCGATGAAGGGACACCGCATGGCGAAGAAAGCAGACAGCGAACGCAAGACACGGACGGCCAAGGCCAAGGAAGCCAGGAAACCCGGCTTCACGTCACTGACCGACGACGAGCGGCAAAAGCTATTTTTCAAGCACGAACGCGACCTTGCGCCCATCCTTTCACGCGAGGCTTTGGTCAAGGCCGAGTTGAAAAAGGTCTATGCCAACGCCAAGGCGGACGGCTTCCACAAGTTCGAATTCCAATACTCCCGGCAGTTTGCGACGCCGGAAGGCGAGGCGGAAATCGCCGCCAAGCAGGAGGCGCTTTACCGGATCGCCCGTTGGAAGGGCGTTGCGCTCGGAACGCAGGCCGATCTGTTCGCCGAACAGGACATCCGCCGGGATGAGCATTTCGAGGAAGGCAAGCGAGCGAACTTCGCCGGCCAGCCCCGGAAGGCACCGGCACATCTCAACATCGCAGACTCCGATCGTTGGTATGCGGGCTTCGACCACGCATCGGAGGTCAACCTTGAGCGCGCGGCGGACCCGTCGACCGGCTTCCGGCCGATCGGCGACGTCGCAAAGGGCACCGTCGAAGCGGCGGCGCACTGATGACGGCCCCGCTGGTCGATCCGTTCGGCCTGCCGGCGGGGCACTACGGCGCGATCCTTGCCGATCCGGCGACGTCGTTCCAAACGTGGTCGGATGTCGGCAAGGGCCGTTCGGCATCGCAGCATTACCCGACAATGCGCTGGCAAGACATCATGGCTTTGCCGGTCCGCGATCTCGCCGCGAAAGACTGTGTGCTGTTCATGTGGTCGACGTGGCCAACGATAGCGCAAACGATGATGATCATCGGCGGCTGGGGCTTCACCTATAAAACCTGCGCGTTCTGCTGGACGAAGGCCGACGCAACACAGGTCCATATGTTTCAGGATGATATCGAGCCGTACATGGGGCTCGGTTATTGGACCCGCGCCAACACCGAACCGTGCTTGCTGGCCACGCGCGGCAAGCCGAAGCGCCTCAATGCCGATGTGCGCCAAGCGATCATCGAGCCGCGCCGCGAGCACAGCCGCAAGCCGAGCGTGCACGGCCGGATCGAGCGGCTTGTAGCCGGACCCTACGTCGAGCTTTTCGCGCGCGCGCGCCGACCGGGATGGGATGCTTGGGGCAACGAAGTCGACAAGTTTCGGGAGGCAGCAGAATGAACGACGATGATGATCTTTTCGGTGCTCACACGCGGTCACGCAAGGATGATCCTTGGACATCAAAGGCAGCGGCTGGTCGGATTGCAGAAACTCTGACCGAGAAGCAAAGTAAAGTTTACGCGATTTACCGTGACCATCCGCACGGACTTACAGAGTGGGAAATTGAGAAAATCTGCGGCTCTCACGGCGCTACGTGGCGCACTCGCGTTTCAGAGTTAGAGCAAATGGGTTTGTTGGTGAAGGACGGCACTCGATCGGTCAAGGATTCCTACAACCCGCGTGCGCAACGAGTGATCTGGAAATGCAAAGAGTTCGCCAACCCGGTTTTGTTTACTGAGCCAGAGCCAAAGCGAAACCCATCAGCACTGTGCAAGGTGTGCGGCCAGATGGGCGGTTACACGCAACAGGCGACCTATGTCGGAGCGCCCGAGGGCGGCGTCACCGTGCATGTGAAATGCCTACCCGCATTTTATCAATCGATCGATAAGGGCTAAGCATAGGTTTTGAGATGACCAGCATCACCGCAGCCGACAAGCTGGCCTGCGCCGAGCGCGAACTAAAAATGCGCAAGCGCGTGTATCCGCGTTGGGTTGCGGAAGGTCGGATGAGCGATGGCTAAGGCCGCGCATGAGATCGCTTGCATGGAAGGCGATCGTGGCGGATTACACCGCCGACTCGGAATTGGAACGGCTGCTTTGAGATGATCCGCCCGGTCATCCTGGCGATCGATCCCGCGCTCGCGACCTGGCTTCGCGCTCGGGATGTTGGGCAGGAGCCCACAGTTGCTGACGCAACGATGGTTCGGTCGACCAGACGACCGGATCGAGGATCGTTTCGGCCGCGCCGCCGGCGTACATCAACTTGGTCTTCGACCAGCACGCCAGTCGACTTCGTCGCGATCGAGGAGCCGCCGTTCATCGCCGGCAGCACCAACCACAACACGCGACCCGCGTTCTCGTCGGCTTGTATGGCATCTTCACCGGGGCGACGACCGCGCGCGGGATCAAACTCCTACCCGTCACCCCGTCGACTTGGCGCAAGCATTTCCTTGGCGCGGGCAACGGTAAACTTCCGCGCGCGCAGGCCAAAGCTGCCGCGCTCGAACAATGCCGCCGCCTCAAATGGGACGCGCCGGACGACAACGCCGCCGACGCCGCGGGCATCTTCGCATGGGCTGAATCCAAGATCGGCCCGCACCTTGCCTATCGAACCGGCCCCCTATTCACCAGCGAGGCGAGCCCATGACCGATGACCACAACGACCAGATTGGGGAAATCCTAATCACCGCCTGTGAATTCGGCCACGTTCACTTTGCGTTCGGGTTTGAAGACGACTCGGCGTTGGTTACGGTGCTCACTGTCGGCGAGGCGTGCGCGCTCGCGCGGACCCTCCTGAGAGCAGCTTTCGAGGCCGACATGGCCCTCAAGAAACCTAGCACGAGCGGCGGGGGCGTTGGGTCATGCTCACTCCATTGAATGGGGCGTCCATGAAATATCAGTTCATGCCAATGTTCTTGGGCGACTTCTTCGGCCAATTGCCACCACCTAACCGCGCAGGAGGTTGGCGCGTACTGTGCTTCTGATCGCGCATGCTTGGGAGCATGACGGGAAAGTTGCTGTGGCCGATCTGCAACGGGTGGCGCGGATTAGCAATCGGCATTGGCCTCGCGTGCGGCCACGAATGGAGCCATTTTTTGACACCTTGAAGGTGACTCAATATTGGACCAGTCAACGCGTCCTCATAGAGCTTGCCAGGGCGGCCGAAATATCTAACAAACGCAAGGCCGCGGCCGAGCAAATGCACAGCAAACGCGGAGCAAATGCAGCAACTTTGCATCCATGTTAGCACAAGCAAAACGCCTCCATCTACACTACAGCTACCTATAGAGAATCTTCCTAATGGTAAGGGAAGCAAGGGCGCAGGCCCCGAAAGAGCGCGCCGACTTCGAGACGACGGGACCGAGTATCGCTCCCCGCCGCGCGCCAAGCCCGACGTCCCGCCCATGACCGAAGAGCAGCGACAGGCAGCAATGCTGCTTGCCGCCAAGGACCGACGCTAAAACACAAGGGGGGCTTCAATGGCGCGACCATGCGAGCGGCAGTGTAAACAATGCCATGAGTGGAAACATCACTCGCGGTTTCACGTCAAAAAGCGTGGCAACAGTACTGTTGCCACGAAAGTGTGGTTCAGCCCCGTCTGTCGTGACTGCGAGCAAAAAGCTCGCAACGAAAAAAAGAACGCCGACCGACCGAAGGCAATCATCGAACAACGCGCACGATCAGCGGCGGCGAAAGCCTCGACCGGCTTCGACTTCTTTTGGACGGCCATGAACTATCGCGCGCTGGTTCCTGTTCTGCGCGCCATGATGACGCCGGAAGGCTTGTGCCAAGGCTGTGGCCACAAGTTCATGAACGAGCGCGACATTCAAATCGAAACACTTGGAAGCCCCACGCACCGAAAAGGATTGGGCGCGCTTGCACGCTCGAAATCTTCGGCTCGGTTGCGGTTCGTGCAATCGAACCAAGGGAAAAAACTGTTCGCTGAATGGCTCGACGAGCAAGAGGGCGCGCGGAAGAGCAATGAAAACGGCCCAAAAGAAAAAACGAACGCGACGCCGATCGCCTTGCGACAGCTATCGTTATTCGAATTTTAACCGAGGAAGGAAAGCACCATGAACGACAAACGCACGCTGCCGAAAGTCACGCCGATGCCCGCGCCGCCGCGCCCGCCCGAGCCGCCGCGCCGGAACAATACCGAGGCGGTCTACGCCGAAGAGGCGTTGCGGGTTGCGCAGCGGCATCTGGACCAAGTCGACGAGATCGAGCGGCTCGGCCGCGAAATGGACGACTGGCGGCGGCGCGCGCTGATGGCGGAAGCCGAGATCAAGCGGCTCGAAAAGCGCACGACCGATCTGACGGACGCGATCGAGCGGCAGCAGGAACGACTGATGACCGAGCGGGACGCTTACAGGTTCAAGTTGAACAATCTGGTTTCACAATTCCACACCGCCGGCGCGATAATTCTCAAGTGCCTCGACGCAGCCAACACGGAGACGAGTGGTGGTCAGGTGAATCTCGGGACGCTGGCCGCCGAGATCGAGCGGTCCGCCGACCAGCCCGAAGCGATCGCCGTCGAGCCCGAGCCCGGCGACGATCCATTTCCGGCCGTGGTGACCGCCGGACCGAAGGGGGCGTGACGTGCGTGTCTACAACAACATTGATCTGCTGTGGAAAGGGAATGAACTGCGCCTGAAAGGGCGCACAATCGTCGAGATAGTGGAGGATTCCAAATATCCTGGGATGTGGCGCGTTAAGAAACCTGACGGGTCGCTGACTGACATGGTCAACATCACACGGGCTCGGGATGCGGCTCGCGGGTTGGCACTCGGGATTTTAAACACCAAAGAAACCGACGCCGGAGCCGTCTAGAAGCGATTTGAGGGCATGGCCGGTAGGGTGACCTACCCCCGAGCTATGCGCGCATGTGGCATAGCTCGGACCGTCCGACGGTTGGGGTAGACTCCTCCCGAGCAGTCTACCCCACTTTTTTTGGTTCACAGTCTGCCCCAACCCCTTGACGAAAAATATCCCGATGCCCCAAAGGATAGACGGAACAATATTGCGGAATAAAATTCGTGGTGGTAGCAATCGAACCCGTAATCGTTCTAGTTGCGTGTCGCACCGGCTCCGAAAAGACGGTTGAGGCCCAAATCAAGGCGCGCGGCATGAAAACCTACTGCCCCCGCTATCTGGTCAATCTCCGCGCCGGCGGCATGGTCGCCAGGGAATTGTTTCCGAGCTACCTCTTCGCATGGGTTCTCGACCAGTGGGAATTCATCCGCAATCTCATCGGTGTGCGAGATTTCCTTCGACATAGCGGGTTCATCTATTCGGTCGATCCCCGAGTGGTCGCGGAATTACGATCGCGCGAGGGTCCGACCGGCTATGTGCGCGTCGACAGTAGTTTCTGTCCCGGTCAGCAAGTAAAGCTAAGGCGCAAGGAAGAATGGGCAGGCGTTTATCTTGGCCTGTCTGACAAGTTCAAAGCACGGGTACTGTTTTCCCTGTTGGGGTCTGACGTCGAGTTGGAATTATTCGAGCGCGATCTGGTCACGGTCTGAAAATTCAGAAGTGCCCATTTTGCGTAACCTGCAGCGAGCGGGAGTGCGGATGCGTGGTCGGCCGACACGGCTGAGACAGCCAAGAGGTTACGACGAGAAATGGCTGCGTGCTCGCACGAATTACTTACACGCTCATCGGTTATGCGTCGGTTGCGCGGCGGTTAACTTGGAAATTGCTGCGGATGTAGTTGACCATATCATTCCGCACCGCGGCGATCAGACGCTATTCCGCGATCCGGGTAATTGGCAACCAGCGTGCCATTGGCACCATTCGATGGTGAAGGCGGCGCTCGAACGGATGTGGGAAGCGGGCGCGATCAAGGTCGACCAGCTTCGGCTCGACAGCGCGGAAGCGATCGCGATCACGCGACGAAATATTTTCCGGCGAGTCAAACCGGCGATCGGCGCGGACGGTTATCCAAAACCGGGCTCATAAACGCGGCAGGGGTCCGGCTGGAAAATCGGGCTCATAAACGCGGATGGGTCAAAAATCAAAAATAGGGCTCATAAACGCGGCACGGGGTAGGGCTCATAAACGCGGATGGGGGTATTTCGCCCCGTGCCGCACCGCACAATTCTCGCCTCATGCTGCGGCGCACAATGGTCCCATCGCGGTACGCTCGCACCATAGGCGCGCGCTGCCCGTCGCGAGCCCGTAGGCGCGTTTCGGACGCGGTCCCGCCCTCACTAGGCGGGGGCGAACCGTAGAAACGCACGCGCGGCCGGTTTCCCGGTCCGCCTGCCCGTTCTATTCTGCGGCGTTGCTGGTTTCCCGTCGTGGATTCCTTTCGCTGGTGTTTTGCTCGGTTAAGACTTCGGCTAGGTCCTAGGGTTTCAGGGTAGCGCAGCCACGTTTCTAGCAGCAGGCGAACGCCATGCGGCGGACCGTGGACGCGGCCCGATTTGTCTGGCGTTTCGTCCACCCAAGAAAAAAACCGTTCTGTGCTGCATCCCCAGAGGTAGCAGAAAAAGGTGGGCGTGATCCCAACCGCGCGCACCATGTCAGCCAGTTCCGCGCCCGACATGAGTCGATAGCGTTCCCGTTTCGACCGATCAGAAGGACGCGAGTTGAGCGCGTCGAATAGGCAAGCGCGCGCGGCCTTCCTCTGCGTCGCGAGACGATTCGAATATGACCAGCACGGCCGTTCTTGCAGCACATAGCGCGGCGGCACTCCGGGAAACGCGAAATGCGCAAGGTAGCCCCCTGTGTCGAGCGGCAAAGCCTTGGCGACATATCGGCGCGCCGGTTTTGTTATCTGGACATGCTCCATTGTGACTTTCCGTTGTCGGCATGATCGCCGCATATGCCCGCGCGCGTGGCGCGGGCTTAAACTCCGATCATTCATCGATATAGATTACCTCACCGAACGGCGCGCGCTCTACCCAGTATTTCGCTTCGCGCGGATCGCCGCAAACAAGCCACAGCAGCGGCGCGTCCGGCTCATCTCCGTAGTCGCATGTTTGCATGTCCGTTAGGTAAAGGATCGCTGCAACGTTCTCGCAATTGTCAGCCACCCATTGCAGCGGCGCGGCGAAATCGGTACCGCCGCCGCCTTCGGCCTGAACTTCAATTCGATCGCCGGGAAAATATTCGGCTGATCCGGTCACGTCGACGTCGGCATAGACAATGGTGATTTGGTCCGCTGCACCATTGTCGAGTGCGCCTTGCAAGTTCACTGGTCAAAGCCGCTTGTGCGGCATCCGACCAAAGTGAACCGGACACGTCGACAAGCGCAACGATGTGACCGGGGCCGATCTGAGATTAGGGACGGCAGTGTCAAGCCGTGACTCAGATAGCGCTTGTTCGGTCGCGTCCATGCGTATGACTTTTGAATGCTGCGATCGATGAAAGCGCCGCAGCATGTCGCGCGCGTCTAGCTTAGGTGCCTTCAACTCTCCGACAAGCCGCGCAAGGTCCGCAGGCAATTCGCCACCATTCGCCTTGCGCGCAACGGCAATTGCTTGTCGGATTCTCTGATCGATATCTGACTCCGCTTGCGCCATCGCTGCAGCGTCTTGCGTTGGCGCGGCGTCCATAATCCCGCCGCATGAACCGGGATCAGAGATAGGCGCGGCGTTGTCGCTGGCGTTGTCGCCCTCGCCCTCGCCCTCGGAGTCGTCGCCTTGTTCGCCGTCGCCTTTGCCGTCGCCTTTCTCCGACTCTGTATCGCCGTTGCCGTCGACATCGGACGACTCGCTTTCGGTCTCGCCTTGCTTGTCGCTGGTGTCGCTTTGATCGCCTTCGGTTTCATCCTCGCTGGTCTCGCCGCTTTCGTCCGATTGCTCGCCGCTATCATCGGACGCGTCGCCCTCCGATGACGCCGCTTGTTGCTGCTGCACCTGCCGCAAGCGGAAAATCTCTTCCGCACTCAAACCGGCATACTGCGGATCGATCAGAACACTTGCAGGAAGCTTGAAACCATCCGCGACGATGCCGGGATTAATCGCGTAGTCCGCCGCGATATTGAATTCCGACAAGCTCGCGGCCGTTGCGGCGGCAATGGTGTAGCGCGATTAGGTGCCTGATCTCATGAACGAGAACGCCAACGCGTTCACGCTCCGACAACGTGTCGAACCATGTTGCGTTGTAGAAAAAATGCCGTCCGTCCGTTGCGGCGGTTTCGATATCGGGACGAATGACGGGCACAAGCGACATTGCGAAGCGCACCATGGAAAGCGCCGGACACTCCAGACATGAGAAGTTGCGTCCGGGCTTTCGCGAGCGCCACCGTGATTTGAGAGACGTTAGACATTGAGCGTGACTCCGTTGTGGCCAAGGGGCCGATTGATCAGGTTAGCAGGTCCGGGTTTTCGCCAATCCAAGTCGTATATGCACCGGTTGTTTTTAGGTCCGGATTGCGGCGCGTCGCGTCGTTCCAAGGACAACGTAGAATTCCCTTTGACCAGGCATCGGCAAGCCGCTTTCCGTACCGAATGATGCGCTGCGAAGTTGTCCCGCGTCGCATAGCTCGCGAGTGCTGACGTCACGGCATGAAGCAAGCCAATCTGCGTCGGCAATGGTGCCGTATCAGGCGACGCGACAATGTCGGCAATCGGAGTCACATCGCGCGCGACCACGAAAAACGATTCGAAGTCTGCCGCCGCTTCCGGTCCGATCAGAGACGCAATAAGCCGCTGGCGCACGTTGTCGGAGGGATTGCTTTTCAGCAAGTTAGAAACGGCTTCCCATGACGCGGCAGGTCGGATAGGCGCGCGCGTCAGCAGGGATCGCAGGGATATGGTTCGCATCCGGCTTTTTTCCCGGCATCAGCGAAAGCATATCGGGGCGAAAGCGCACATAGGCGACGACAAGAGGATGTAGCCGATTTTCGCGGCGAGTTCACCAGCAAAGAAACGCCAGCAAGGGACGTAATCGATATGCGCCACGCGATTATTGAAAGGCGCAGGCATATCGCAGGCAACGCCTTTTGCAGAACGGTAGTTGCCAGCGATTACCGGCAGCCACCCATCTAACAACTTGTGTTCGCCTGCCTGCCTATCGAGCACTAGCTGCATCAGAGTCGGGAACAATTGCCGCGCGGTGTTCGCTTCGTCCAGAAAAAGAATCCCTTTCAGGCCGTCGCGTTCTGCCTGCGGAAAATTAGAAGGCTTGCGCCATACGGTTTCGCTCCCGTTGTCATGAGGCAAGCCGCGCAAGTCGACGGCTTCCATCATGGAAAGATTCCAGGTCACCAGTCCAAGCGGATGGCCAAGTAGCGCGCTCGCATTGTTGCAAACATCGCGCACCATAGACGTCTTGCCCGCACCGGGATCACCGTAGAACATGACCGGTTGATTGATTTTGTAGAACCTAACAAGCGCGTCGCGCGCCTCGGTCGGGTTCATCGTGACTAGGTTGAGATTAGACATGGCTTGATCTCCTGCTATGGCCAAAGGGCCGGTTTCGACGTGATCATTCTATAGGTATTTAGGACGCAAGCAAGCCCCGGCAGCATATTCCGGGGCTTGTTGCATTTAGAGCACACTAGGCGAGAAAGGCCGTCACATCGGCCAGGATTGCGTCAGCATCGCGCGCGACCGATTCCCGTACCGCAGGAAGATCGCGGAGTGCCGTCGCATCCTCGATAGTGAGAGACTTCATGCGCTCGGCAATTTGAGCCAATGCCGGATCGCTAGGTGATATTTAGGGCAGGCAGTAGGGCGACAAGATCGCGGACATTTTCGACCAGCGAGTCGCGGAAAATGCCTTCGGCCTTGTTGTCCCCTACCGCCGGCCGGTACGCTTTGAGCCGCTCCGACATTTTGCCGACATGCTCGGCAATGCGCGATAACAATCGCGGATTACAGGTCTCAACCGCCGCATTCGAACGCGCCTCGATTTCGCGCCGGATATCATCCGCCTGCCCGTCAGCCATGGCCACGCGAAAGTCATCAGCATCGGGCACATTATCGACCGACACGCTAAACCGGAACTTGCCCGCTACCGTCGACGTGGCAGGATAGTCCGACTCGGAGAAACATGCCATTTAGCCGCGCGCGCGCGTCCCGAACAAAGTCAGGATATCCCTCGACGAAACGCGATACTGCATCCTCGCGTTCATGGCGCTTTTGCTGGAACCATTGCAATTCCGAAACGGCGTGAACGGACGAAAGAATTCGCGTCCCTTCCCGGTCAAGCCATGGTGACGTCACGGCGTAGTAATGCGCACGGATTTCAGCATCAATTCGCGCGATCTCCGCAAGCGCTTCCTTTGCCAACAATTGCTTGTTGTAGCGTCCCGCGTCATGTCCCGCGCCATGGCGCGCGTTGGTTTCGTCCGTGATCCGCTTGTCGAGTTTGCGCGCGCTCCACGCCGTGAGGCTTAGCGTCATGAGCATCGCGCGTTGTGAGAGAATGTTAGCCATTGTCTTAACTCCTGCTGTGGCCATGCGGCCGGTTGAACGTGATTATCCTATTATCGCTTAGGCTGTGATGCAAGCGACTTTTCTAACGTGGCGCACATGGCCACCGGATTACCTTTGATGGTTTCGCCATATTTAGTTGCCAGCAGAATAGTCTGTGCCCTGAATTGCTGATCCTTTGCGGTTGAGCCATTGGCGCTAATGCCTTCGGCATCGAGTAGAATCTGCACGTATTTTAGAGTGTTCTCCGCGATCGGCAGCGATGCTGCACAGTTAGTTGTGTAGGCGCTTATCATTGCCATGGCTGACATGGCTGACATTCGTTCAGCAGCAGCAGGCGACGATATCAGGGCACAGATAACAGTAGTTGCTATTGCGGTTTTCACTGTCGTGAACTCCTAGGCTGTGGCCATGCGGCCGATCCGGCATGATTGCCGCTCATACCCTAGGCGTGACCTAGGGCATGCGCTGCAATCATCCCATGATCAGGGGAAGTATCTCCTTAATCAGAATGCCAACGGCATTAGACATGATTGACCATGTGATGAATGTTTCTGCGATAGTGCGAACCATGACGTGATCTCCCGTGCTGGCCATAGGGCCGATTGCGATTAGCGATTCCAGTAGTCGCTGCTGTAGTCCTTAGCCTTGCGAGGTGCTTCGCTCCACACTTCCCCAAGCGCTGCAACAAGGCAGCCTAGGAAGCAAGCAAGCGGACCAGCGATTACCAGAAGGATTGCGAGCGTTTGCATTGTGGTCTCCCGTGGTGGCCAATGGCCGGTTTCGACAATGCAGAGTGTACAGCATGGCCATTGCCATGCAAGTTAAATATTCAAATGATTGCCACATGATTTGAAGTGTTGCGCTACCGCCACAGAGCAAGCATCGGCGCGCGCTTCCGGTTTAAGCCATGCCTTTCATCGTCGACAACGCTCGGCACTCGCCCCGTCGCCCAGGTGGCGTGACGAAATTGTGGCAACGCGATACCGCAACGCGATGCAACTCACGACCATCAAAGCACCGCACAACCTCCGCGAAAACGTGAGCGTTTCCAATTAGACGGGGGGGTAAGCGAAAAGTTTACGCGAAGACTGGGGGGC